ATGTCTCTGGACAACACCACCATCACTAATGGTCAAACGGTGACCGTGAACTCGTTTACCTTGACCGACGCGAACGCATGATGTGGCGATCTCGCGAATTCAGAATGTCTCAGCGAATGCGACCAGTGTCGCTTTAGCCAGTACACAGGCAAACGATTTAATAATCGTTTTCGCCTACTCAATCAGCACGACGATCCCGTCATTGGTGGCGGGTTACACTAGTCTCGCTGGCACAGCTGGCACGCAACAGGCATACCGGCTGGCTTATAAAATATCTGCTGGCGGCGAGACCACTACCGGTGTGTGGACCAATGCAGCTAATGTAGTCTGCCTGGTCTATCGCGGAATCGATACAGGAGATCCGATCGGTGCGAGCGCATTGGGAACAGCAGGAAACAGTGCCGTATTAACTTTCACAGGATTCACACCGCAAGTCACTGACAATTCAAGCTGGATAGCGGGATTTGGCGGAGCGAAATCTGCCACGGCTGGCATGGGCGGTGTCCCATCTGGTGGACCGCCAACTCTAACCAATCGCACTAATCAGACCACAGTAACTGGACGCGACAGCGGCGGCTCGGCATCTTCTTCTTTTACCGCCAATTCATTGACGGTTACGACTTCAGGTCGCTGGTTCACAGCCACTGTTGAGATCCGAGCACCATTGGCGGTAATTACCGGTGACGCCAGTATCACTCTCAACACATTATCTCTCAATAGTGATGCTGATCTAACCGCTACCGGTGATTTAAGTAGCATCCTAGGCGTTCTAACCCTCAGCGCTGACGGCACAGTCAGCTCTCCCGGAATCACTGGAGACGTCAATATTACGCTCGATGCGCTCACGCTCAGTGCTGACGGGACACTCGGTGCTGCCCCGATTACTGGCAACGCCAGCATCACCTTGGGCGGATTGACCCTAAATAGTGATGCCAGCGTCCCGATAAATGCCAGTTCAAATATAACCCTTGGCGCGGCCACTCTTTCTTCGACAGGCAAAGTAGACGTCAAAGGAACAGCATCGATAGCGCTCAGTCCAGCTTTATTGGTATCGGATTCTGACGTCATCATTGGAGGTAACAGTTCTGTTACTTTGGGTGCGGTAACACTGTCGAGCACTGGATTCACACCTGCCACCGGGAATGCAAACATAACTCTTGGGGCAGTGACTCTGTCCGCGCAGGGCGGAGCTCCGACTACGATTGCGGATTTCTCGCAGATTTTCGGACCGCTCACGGTCACTTCAACTGGGACAATCCCAATCACCGGGAATAGTTCCGTCGCTCTCGGTGTTCTGGCTCTCTCTTCCACCGGCATAGTTCAGTCGACCGGGAACCTGAATGTCACTCTTGGAAGCCTGACAATCTCTGCCACGGTCTCAACCGACATTGCCGGTAATGTTTCGATTCAGCTTGATCCTGTCACGCTCAGTTCAACTGTCAGTGGATTAATATCGGCGGATCTTGATCGTTTACTGGGCCAATTGCTCCTCAGTTCACATGGTAGCTCATTCTCCGGCGCACAAGCGGATCTGGATGTCACGCTTGATCCGATGACAGTGTACTCATTCATATACACGTTTGTTCCTAACATTCATCATTTCGAGGTGATTAATCGTGCCTGATTACGCAGAACTGATACACCATTTCGATATCACCAATGTTGGTGACATCTCCAATATCGATCACTTTGATGTTGAGGTAGAGACTCCACAGGCTCCGATCGTAATTCAAGAGCCTGCGATCGCGATCACTGCCGATGTTGCGTATACGCCGCCGGTTAATATTTCACCGCTCTATTCCACAATCATACAGGCATTTGAGATTGAAGGGATCGGGCCTCCTGGTCCACAGGGCGACCCCGGGATTCCTGGTGAACCAGGGCCTCCGGGTCCACCAGGGTCAGGTGGCGACTTGCATTACCTGCATACACAGAATGTAGCGAGCGACACATGGATCATTTACCACAACCTCGGTAAATACCCGGCAATCCAGATCATAGATAGCGCTGGAACCATCGTAGAAGGAGAAGTTGAGCACATTGACACCAATACCTCCATCGTGACGTTCAGCGTTCAATTCGGGGGTACCGCTTCCTGTAATTAACTATGGCACTTAAATACCTCATCCCCATCGATCTGAATCAGAATGAGATTCGGAATCCGCTTCTGCATCTTCTGGGCAGTGATCCTGGTTCACCGGTAGAAGGCCAATTCTGGTACAACACCACTGGGGACACCATGAAACTGCGGCTGGCTTCCAGCACAGTTGATCTGCTTAATCCAACGCTGTTTAACGGACAGAACTCTGCCTATTATCTGAGCCGCACCAACCATACCGGTACTCAGCTCGCTTCTACAATCTCCGATTTCGATACTCAGGTGCGCACCAATCGGTTGGACCAGATGGCGCTTCCCACGGCCTCAGTCAACCTGAACAACCAGAAGATCATCAATCTTACTGATCCATCCAACCCACAGGAAGCAGCGACCAAGAATTATGTCGATAGTGTTGCGACCGGGAGTGTTTACTGGAAGAACCCAGTCCGAGTTCTGTCCACAACGAACATAAACCTCGCTTCGCCTGGCGCAACGATCGATGGCGTCACGATGGTGACCAATGACCGGTTCGCAGTGGTCGGTCAATCCACAGGATCTGCTAACGGAATTTATGTTTGGAACGGCGCAGCGGTAGCTGCCACCAGATCCACAGACGCAGATACATCGGCTGAAGTTAAAAGCGGGATGGCTTTCTGGGTCAGTGAAGGTACGGCCAATGCTGACACGGCTTGGACGCTCACAACTAATGATCCAATTACTCTTGGCACCACGTCACTGACATTTGTCCAGTTTTCAGGACTTGGACAAATCACAGCAGGCAATGGTCTTACAAAGACAGGAAGCACACTGGATGTTGGCGGTACTGCTGGACGCATTTCTGTCGCAGCAGATGCTGTAGATATCGATGCTGCTTATGTTGGTCAGAGCTCCATTACCACTCTGGGTACGATCGCTACAGGTACATGGAATGCGACAATCATATCGATTGCCAAAGGCGGAACAGGAGCCGCGACGTTCGCAGCCAACAGTTACTTCGGTAACCCTACGGGATCTACTGCAGCTCCGGCAATCACTGCAGGTGCAGCTCTGACTAAAACTGATGATACCAATGTAACTTTGGCATTGGGTGGCACACCTGCTTCAGCTTTACTGGTTGCAGCTTCACTCACACTGGGTTGGACTGGAACCCTTGCAATTACTCGCGGAGGCACAGGTGCATCTACCGCAGCAACTGCACGATCCAACCTTGCTGCAACCGGTAAATATTCTGCAACGATTGGTGACGGTTCGACGACAGCCATCAACGTTACCCAGGCCACTCATGGTTTGGCGGCTAACGGCCAGATGGTGGCTGCGGCTTACGACGCCTCTACCGGTGCTCTTGTCATGTGCGATATCACGATCAATAACGCCAATGGAACTGTGACATTTACTTTTTCTGTTGCCCCTGCTTCCAACGCCATTAGGATCGTGATCATCGGATGAAGAGTCTCACAGCTCTCGATCTTAATAGTAATCGGATCAACAACCTGCTTGATCCCTCTGTTGCCCAGGATGCGGCAACAAAGAACTATGTCGATACCAGGCCAGCGCTTCCGGCTGGGTCCAGTACGCAGCTTCAATACAACAACGGCGGGACAGCGCTGGGAGGTATCAGTCAGGCTACTTACGATGGCAACAATGTGATGTTCCTGGCTGCAACCGGACTCACGCCCAGGTTTATATTGGCTGATTCCACAACCAATACCAAGAGAGTCAATTTCGATCTTTCATCGATAACAGCAAACCAAACCCGCAACATCCTTTGCCCGGACGCGAACATGCGGATACCGGAGGCTGTCTCGTCGAATTATTTCATTTATGGCTGCTCGGGATTGTCGACTGTACCGGCATTCCAGGCACTGACGGTTAACCATTTACCGACTACCAACAATTTCAATTTCACTCTGGGCCAAACAATAACGACAAACGACGCCGAGACAGGCGGAGCCAGCGCTGCGCAGTTAACGGTCTGTCACAATACAACCGGAACTCCTTCTACTCTTCTTGGATCAGCTATCGAGTGGCAAGCGGAGACTTCTACGAACACCGGACAAGCACAAGGTCGAATCGCCTGTCAGTGGTCAAACATCACTCACGCCAATCGCACCGCGTTCATGGATTTCCTGTTGGAAAACAATGGCGCATCGTTTCTGTCCAGCATGATGCGGTTGTATCCGTCCGGCGGGTTATGCGTTAACAGGACTACTGACCCAGGAGCAGGGTACATTGATGCGAACACCGGCTTCAAAGTTGCCGGAACCGCATTGGACTTTTCACATTTGACCGGAGCATGCACCGAAACGCAGCGCAAACTTTGGGACAATGCGAGCGGAACTTCACAGGGTGGAGCTACTGGGTTCCAGAGTAACACCTATATCACCAATTCAAACATTGTGGTGCCGACAAGCGCTTGGGTTGTCGGAGGTCGTGGCAGAATCCGGGTGCACATGTCAAAAACTGCAGCAGGAACAGCCACGCCGACTTTTTCTATTTACGCTGGGACAAATGGCTCGACCTCTGATACTGCCGTCATTAATGCGCAAGCACTAGGAGGTGCGCAGACGGCAGCGGTAGATAATGGCGTAATTGACATATATTACGTCATTCGCGGCCCATTGGGATCATCCTGCGTAGTGGAATTCGAGCTTGTGTTGATACACAATGTTAATGGTGGCGGTCTTTGGGGTGGCGTTGCTTTAACGCTAATTGGCACTGGTCAGACATGGACAATGAACACCACCACCGTCACTAATCTCGGAATGAGCTATAATGGCGGCGCAAGCGTCGGAATCACTGTTGAAAGCGTGCAACATTCATACTCCGGGTAAACCAATATGATAGACCTCGAAACCATCGAACAACGAATCAGAGATTACCAAATTGAATTGTCGGTCCTGCGCACCACTCACGATCAAATGGTCGCGGTACAGGAGCAAAGCACCAAACAGTTCAATGAACGGGTGCAACAGAACCAGGTCCGGTTCCAGCAATTGACCGGAATCATATCCGAGCTGGAACAACTCAAAGGCACGTTGGCTGAAAACAATGGTGAACTCACTCTGACTGATCGGCTGAAAAAGTAGACACTGCCGGGTAGTGTATGCCCGGTACATTCTTTGACACGTTCAACCCGACGCTCATCGATATCGAGGCGTCGTTTACTGAGGAGTGGACTTTCAAAGGGGCGTCATGGCCAGCAATCTTTATTGACACCCTGGAAGAGACCGACCACGTAATTAAGGGCGGTGTTCTGCAAGTGACCGCTGCAGCTATCCATGTGCGACTGGAAGTTTTCCAGCAAAGCGGAGTAAAACTGGGAGACATTGTTACGGTTCGTGGGTCAAATCTATCCGTGAACGGTATTTCATCCGATGGCGATGCCGCCAGGGTATTGAGCTGTGGACCGGAGGGATTGGATATCTGGAAATGATGATCATCAAACTTCTGGACAACAACGAGAGGCCGCTCTGCGTATACGCCAATGGTCGCTGGGCTGGGAACACTACGCCAATGATCTTATCTGAAGCGATTGAGATACTGGTGTCCGGATTGAAGAACCGTCCTGAACGGCATTTTCAGGAGACAATAAAGCATTTCGAAATTATACAGCCCAAAGAACAACCATAATGGACCGTAGATTGCGTTTGAACATCACAGTAGTATCAACACAGCGGCCATGGAAATAAAACGAGCCACAGAGCTTACGCTTTGCGATCTACTGAAAGAGGCGTTGCCGGATATTAAGTTCTTCGCGTCGAAGGGGGGCGGAGGTGATATGACACCTGCCTGGCAAGCAGTCCATAGCTATCAGGTAGGAGAAATCCTCCGCCCTTCTAATCCTTCCTTTATACATGCTGTAGTCATCAATGCGGATGGAATCAGCGGTTCAACCGAGCCGCCGTTTGATGATGTGGTGGGATCGGTGATTACTGGGCCCCCGGATTATCTGACACTCTCCGAGCTATCGCTTAAGACGTCAGAAGATTCGGGAAACCCGATCCCACCTTTTGCTGCGGTACTGTGTGAACCCTCTGAAAAAACCGTATCCTACGAGGACACCAACATCATGCATGGATCAGTGATCTGGGTCACCAAGCATGGCGTGACCAACGTTGTGGAACATTCAACAAACGCCAAGAGGATTTACGACGTTTTAAAGAGCATTACCAGCGGATATGACATGCTTCGCAGGATCACGATCCACGGGTTGGATATTGCTGCAACCAATGACTTTACCGATCACGAAAGAGACGCCCACGGTGACGTCATCGAATTCGTTGTCGGCGTGTCTGCCAACCCTCGTTAAAGGGTCTGACCGGTATTGAAAAAATGGAGCACCATGTGATCGGTGCCCTTGCCGTATCCCACCTGGCATACTGACATCCCAGCGGCCAGATCACTGAATTCACCTATTTTACCAGGAGTAGCGGTCAGATAATACGGGGTACCATTGACCACTGTCGCGCCGATTTTGAAATTGCTATCTGAAGAAACGTAGAGAATTGATTGACCGGCTGCGGCAGACGAACAGACGGCAATCCCGATTGGGGCATTCAATGGCGCTGCTCCATTGGCATCAGCTTTAACGCCTTTGCCATTGTCATCACGGGCAATGACATCTCCGATAGCGATTGCTTCACCGGATACTATTTTGCTCGCGGGAGCATTTGCGGTTGGTAAAAGTTGGGCGGCAGTGATAACGAGTTCGGCCATATCCTTTCCCCTTGGTGTCAACGCTCTGTTGACATTTCACAGGAGAGTATGGCTCTCGTACATTCAACTCAGTATGGACAGGATTATGAATTTGGTTTCCCGGATGATGCGGCTCCAGATTTCGGCGGAACATTCGTGGCGCGCCAGGCGGAACTGCGATATGAAGCGGAGGTTTTCGCTCAGGCCCAGGAAGGTGAAGGCCACACCGATTCGATTGTGACTTCCAATGGCGACAAACGCAAGGTCACAGGCACCTTTAGCGGCTATATCATTGCCGGGTTTAACGTCGACAATTTCCCGGCTAACTTCAATTTTGCTGGTCGATTTTTCATCACCAGAAATGTCTCTATCCCCAGACGAAAAGGGGAATTTGCAGAGGTTAGTTGCGAGGCTGAGAGCTACGGATTAATCACCGGTTAACATGTGTTCGATCGAGTCTTTGCTGCCGCTTACATTGATAACGGAACCAAGACAAAGGTTCTCGGCGTAACTCTTAACCCATTTAGTCCCTGGCACCTGTTCTTATTGCAGGTCATTGACTCGCCGTTCTTGAAAGCTGGCGATGTCCAGCTCTACGATTTACGGCGAGCTGTCGGCATCTGTCGGCTGCAATATCCAGACAGTCGCACCAGGCTTCCTTTCACCTTGAAGCCAATGAACTTAAAACGGCTGGAAGCCGAGGTGGTCACGTTTCTTGGGTACATCTCCAATTACCTTCAGAAACCGGAGTACAGCATTATTCCTGTAGAGCCTTTCCCGAGGCAAGGAGGACGTGCACCGCCACCAAAAGGTAATCCACCGCCTGAAGTCATAAGTCTGGTATTCGACGCTGCAAAAGGCGCAAACATCTCTATAAACGAAGCGTGGAACATGCCGATCGGTCAGGCTTATGTGGCTCAGGTCATGCGACTATGCGAGATCGGTGCCAACGTGGATTTCATGGACGAAAAGGAACGCGAATTCCAGGAAACATTGAAACAGCATCTCGCTAAAAAGGCGGAGAAAAAATAATGCCTCCAGCACTCTTAGCTTTCCTGAAAAAGAACGCAAAGTTCATGTACGGCACCGGCATACTCGGTGCCGCATTTGTGGCGAGCGACATCAAAAAGGTGTCTGATGCCGACAACAAATTCTCGGCACTTTTGAGGATCTTTAAAGACTTCCTGACGGTCCGAATTGGTCTGGTAGCTCTCTTCACTGGTGTCTCCACTGCAATGAAGAACCTGGTCAGGGACAGCGGTTCACTGGAAGCTGCTCTTAAAAAGCTTTCACTGATGCAGGTCATCAGCCGTCAGTTCCAAGGATTTGTCGGCAGCCTGGATGCAGCAAGGAAACGCATCTCCGAGATGGAGACGCTCAGCAAACGTGGTCCATTCAGGTTTGAAGAACTGCTCGAAGCCAATAAGGCACTGGAAGTATTTACCAGGGGAGCATTTTCATCAGTCGAAGCCACCCAGGAAGTTGGTCAAGCCGCGATCGCTACCGGAAACAATGTTGCTGATGTAGCCCGAGCTGTTGGCGCTTTCTACGACAATTTACGGTCCGGTCAACCTGTTGCTCAGACCGCCGACCAGCTGCGGCAAATGGGAGTCATTACCCAGGAAACTGCCGAACATCTGGAAAGTATGGCTCGCAGTGGCGAAGACGCTACATCAGTGTTCGCGGAACTGCGTAGTGCTATGGCCATAACAGGCCAATCTGCCAAGGGTTACGGAGACGAATTGGAAGCGGTAAATCTCCAACACGAACAGCTCGTAGAGGAGATGAAGCAAAAGTTCGGTGCACCTTTTGCTCAAGCAGAAATCGACAACGCGAAGAATATGAATGCCGCGCTCAAGGCATACATACCCATTGTCGAGCAGATCGCTAAAGGTAGCGCCAGGCTATACGGCGGATTTAATACTGTCACCTCGTCAGTCATCAGGCTTGCTGCTGAAAGTAAACTGGGTCAGAAAGCTGTAATCGCTATAGCCACAGCGCTTCAGGCGCTCACAGTAGCTGCGGCTGGTTATGGAATATTCGTTGGCGTAAAACTGATCCCCACCCTGGCAACACTCGGAGCTGCTGGGACACGGCTGGCTGGGGTTCTGTCTGTGCTCGGTCGGTTTGCTGGAATAGCAACCGTTGGGCTTCGTATCGCTGCGGTAGGATCTGTGGTTGGATTGATCGCCACGGCAGTGGCAGGTCTCGCTGGCGCAATGATCAACATGCGCAGGGAAACCGCCAGAGCGCAGAAAGAATTTCGCGACTGGGAGAAAGCCCATAACGACGCTACCGCTGCATTGGCAGCGCAGGTTGCTGCAGTCAGGACGCTCACTGACAAAAACGAAGCACTGGCCAAAGGCATCAGAGAGCTGATTGCTCTTGAGAAAGAACTTGCGGAAGTCAGCGGTGAAGCTGCCAAAGCAGAGCAGGAACGCGCACTGGCTGCGATACGTCGTAAGGCTGGCATACCAGAGGAACGCAAACCTGGTGAACCTGTTCCAACCGCACTACCCACGCCAGATCCTGAGTATGAGAAAACACGCAAACAATATGTTGAGATCACCACCCGAATAAAGGAACTCGAAAAGGAGCGCGAAAATCTCAACAGGATTCCGGCTGCCCCCACTGGTCCTGGCGGCCCCGGTGCTACTCCGCCGCCGATCCCGCGTCCTTCAGCAATCCCTGATGAGATCAAGCGAACCAATGCGGACATAGATAGAGAGATCGCTGAGCAGAAAAAGAAATTGGCTGAGCTTGGTAAACCGGCAGCTCTGCCACCTGGGGTAAAACCTGGGGAATCGCGTGGCCAACGGTTTCTGGAAACCATACGCGGGTTCAAAGGCAACGAACCTCTCAGCGAACAGATCAGGAGAGCTGTGGAATCATTGGGACCAGCTCCTGGACCAAGTGAATCACAGCAGGCCAAAACGATCATACTGCGCCAACAGATTGAGCTCCATAAAGAAATCATCGCGCAGTTGGCTCAGGAAGATGTGTTGCATGAGAAACTGTTGGCAGCAGAAACCGAACGTCGTTATGCGATCGAGGAACAACGCAAAGGAGTCGAAGAGCGCTACAAACAGGGCAAGGCCGGGATCGAAGCTGAAGCCAGAGTTGAAGACCAGAGATCCAAAATCGATAAGGACATAATCGAGAGACAAGCTCGGTTGGAAGCAGACCGGAAATCCTTTGCTGCTGCCGAGAACATGAGTCAGGCAGACCGCAAGAAGAAGAAAGAAGAATTCAAAAAAGCCGAGCAGGACATCACGGATCTGCAGGCCAAACGGTTGGCAGTCGGTGCAGCTGGAACCCCCGAAACATCTGCTGTCTTTCTACGGACACGCGCCGAACAATTCCGTCAGGCTAGACACGCTGATGTTCTGGAAGCCCAGATTAAAGCAATGGAAGCACAAGGCGCTGTTGTTCCACGGGCAACACGAGTGGAAGCCGAACGCGCCAGGGCTGCGGCTGGCGGAGTTCAATACAACAAAGCTTTGGCTGAAGAAGCTGAGATCAAAGCGCGATTGGCTGAACGAGCTGAAGAGCGGGTGCCTGAACTGGGAGCTGAAATACCCGGGGTGCAGAGACGCAGGATGGAAGAAGAAAGGGAGACCGCACTCATTCAAGCACGGGCTTCTGGAGATTTACGTAAAGCATTTAAGCTGGAAGATTTAAGCAGGTTTGCCAGAACATTCGAACGCTTGAAACCTGAGTTTGGTGAGAAGGAAGCTGCTGTGATGGCCAGGGCGCGAACAGACGCAGAGATCAAAGAGCAATACGCTCAGGCAGGAAACGTTGTTGGTTACCTTCAATCCATTGGCGGTGGCGGTGGATTGCCTCAAGCCGGAATGGATTTACAACGTCGACTTCTTGATGTGGCGATCGAACAGAAAGAATATTTAAAGCAGATTGCTCAACCAGAACAAACAGCGGCTGAATCCCAAGGGCTTCCAGCATTCTTTTTCAACCCATAACATATGCCAGCAGCAGCTTTACAACCCAGTGATACCAAGGTCAGATTTGGTAAGCATCAGGATTATTTTGTTGTAGGTGTCGACGTTGATCGAACCAGTCTCGCGACTGTTCGGATTGAGATGCACGTTTCAGATGAAGGCTTAAACAATTTTAACACCAATTTTCTGACACTGGGGTTCGGATTGGCTGTAGCAGGAGAAGCCGGAGTCACAGATTTATTAGAAATCCCTGAAGATAATCCTACTGCTATCTGTGTTGGGATTAACCGGCGGTATGAGCGTGATCAGAGCACCGGAATATACACATACACTTTCGAAGGATTATTGGCTGATCGCACTCCGTATTATGAATTTGAGCTGGAATTCGCAATGAACCAGGAACCGATCGAGACGCATCCAAACTGGGAAGAGATCGATGCGACATTCGGTCCCTATGATCCGATCAATCGCGTCTGGCAACGAATACCGACCAAGGCCCAGACGCAAGCTGGCGGGTTATCCGGTCCAAGTAATGCCGGTCAGATTGTCACTAACCCTTTGTTTGGAACCACATCTTTCCTGTCTCCCGGGGCTGTATACCGTATCAGCTACACCGACATCGATATTCATGAAGGAGATCTGGATGGCATCGGTACCAAGGATGAACCGCAGGGGCTTGGCGATCAGTTTCCCGAGTTCCAAAACTGGATGGATTCTAATCGTCGTGACTGGCTGAAGATGGCTCCGAGATTGCGTAAACGCGGTGGCGCAGTTCAGGTCACACTCGAATGGCTATTGAGTGGACCACGAGGGTGGGAGGAAGCGCTCTATAGTGATGCGGCCATTAACGGTTCTCCCGGAAGCGGAGCCAACGTCGATCAAGGTGGTAATAGCACAGCTTCAAGTACATTTGGTGCCGCTCCAGGACCTGGCGGAGGATTCCTGGCGTAATGCAATCAGATTTTCTAAGGGTCAAACCTGGCGATCCGGTCACCGCAGAGATCTGGAATCAGATGGCTGCTGCTGCCAGGGCTTCGAAACTCTGTCTCGGAGGTGATAATGTTAATGTTCGGCAAACCACGCAGGGTTCACTCATCAATAGCCGATTTGTACGTGGTTGGAATCATCCATGGAAGATGAATTCATCCTATAAAGTGGCTCAGTTCCTTCCGGGAACTATCAATGGAATCACTCCTACGGTAGACACTGGCAGGGACGGAGACATCAAGCTGACTAATAACCCAGCTCCCAGTCTGGCAATCAGTACATCGGAATGGGATGATGAAGGATTCGCTTGGATGGTGTTGGAGCTCACGTTTGACGAGCACTGGCGGGAAATCAAGAAGGCTGAAGTGCGACAGCGACCGAATGTCACCAGGCAAGACAAACAGCATTTGGATACTCCACAGCTTTACCTCGGATACGCTGGGTTTAACGATACACATACTGCCAGGTATCCGCTTGTCCGGATGCAGCGTACACGAACTGTTGCTCAAGGTGGGTTAGCATTCCGGTATTGGCAGGTAGCGATGTTCAATCTTCAACATAAAGCCACCCCACCGATCCAGGAACAGACCAGCGTTTCCAGACATTATTTCTGGCCAGCATGAACATCCCAGGTATACCGGTTGATGCCTGGAACAAGGCCGCTGGTCAGTCTTCCGATACCTACTTAAGGGTTGGTCCAGAGCAGAGTATCGGCGGCGGTGGAAACCTGCCGCAGGGTCGTATCCCGGATAGAGCACCGGAAACAGTATGGCAACATCCATTCACTATCCTGCCGTACTGGGATTCGAAGTTTGTGCTCACCAACGAAGAACAGGAAACGCTTAAACGTCCCAAGGGAGCTTGGTGTCTGAAGGTGTCTCCGGGATTTATAAATGGTCATGCTCCTGCAATATCGGTTCCAACCAACCTTGTTCCGGATGGCGTAAAAGTATGGGGAAACAAATACGGAAAACAAGATCGTAAACACGCTCGCCTGGCAAATTTCACTCAGGTTCTTCTTACTGACGAATGGACGCCTTTCATGAAAGTCAACGGCTTCATGGACGCTCGTGGAGCGGTATTCGGAGCTACGCCTGCTCTGCCGATAAATGTCCCAAAGTTCTTTCGTGGACTCCGAGCCATGGACAAACCAAAAACTGATCCACTCGATGCATTCTTTAGCATGGCTACTGCTGGTGGTCTCGGTTATGGACCTGTTCCTACAGCAGGAGAGAAATTTGCTTTAGACATACTGGGAGGTGGCGCTGGGCCTGTCTTTGTTAATCATAAAGATGACGATGGATTCCCGGAAGGCGACCGTTATCTGCATTTCTGTGATGTGGTATTGGAAATTGACCGGCCAGCAACCAGGCAAATATTTCAATATGATGAATTTGGGTTACTGCGGTACGCCGGATTTCAGATAGATCCACCGGATAGCGGTCTGTATAACGCGAGGATTTATAACATCAGTGTATACCTGATTCCTAACCCGCCGACTCTTGAAGACATCTGGTTTGGCACTTACATCGAGCCCAAAATAGACGAGATAGTGTTAGCCAGAGTATTTTGGTTATCGCCATCCAAACCGATGCTCGATCCTGATCAACCAATCATTCCGGATGGTTCGTGGATGCCATTTGTCCGGCACAACGTCTTTTGGAACATGAGCTACGCTGCGCTCAACATCTATGATCCATTCAAACCCAATCGAGACCTGGATTTCTTCAAGCAGATCAGTGCGGTGTTAGCTGGAGGCGCGGCATATCTCATCATCGCCAGTCAAGCAGACATGATTGAGGCGCAGCACGATCAAATTTCCACCTTTATGAACAATACCAGGGTCCGAACTCGCTTCTGGACAAGCTAAATTGACATTGCGCTCTTCGGCATGCCTCTCAATCCCCGAGCACCGATCAAAGAGTCCCAGGAAGATTACCAGAAGCGAGTAAAAAAGAATTATACCATCAACCATTTGGAACCGCCATTTCCGTGGAACGTCCAGCAATTCAGTCCATTTGAATATCAGCTGCATCTGAACTACGAAGGAAAGGCTCCTACCGGACAGCAGTTCGCTGAAGGTGTTTCAGAGTTTTTTGGTGGCGGCGGTTCTTTTGGTGGCGGCGGCGCAGGTTCCAATTTCTAGGATATGCCACAAAAGTTCATCATCTATGGGAGCCTTGATAAACGCTCCCTTTCGAATGCGACTGGTGCAAGCTCTGCCAGGCTACCGGCCCTTTACGAAGGCGACGAGTACACTTTCCAGGTTCGACTCTTGGACAAGCCAGACGGAATCAACAGTCAACTGGTATACCCAAACCTCAGGAGTTTCACTTGTTCAATCGGTCGGGTTAACCTTCCTCCTCTCGGTGGATTCATCCAGTTGCGATTTGGAACCTATGGGACAGTCAGCGAGAAGATCGCTTTTAATGAGGACGCGGCAACATTCCGGAATGCTCTCCAGGTATTACCGGAGTGCGCCACATACAACCTGGAAGAAGTCTACACACCGGCGGTTGGTTGTTGGATGCTTCGCTTCGGGTCAGACCAAACTGTTCCTTTAGAGATAGCATTTAATCTTCTTGAACCGGAAACCTTTTGCCGGATCAACCAATTTACCCGTGACGGTCGCCGCTGGATTGAAATCAAACTGATTCAAGCGCCTGTCGCTTCAACCAGCAACTTCGCCAGGGTCGCAGGCGACATTCCAAGTGTCGTAGAAGTACGGAAAGGATTTACTGAGGACCAGATCCTATACACGGTTAAAACCACCGAGATCCAATCCCTGAAGGTTCCAACAGGCTGGAGTGGGACATTCGCTCTCTCATTCCAAGGATTGGAAACTATATTCTTTTCAGCTGACAGCGGCATCCAGGATTACGAAGATGGGCTCAACGCCATTTTCACTGACGGAATTACTCGGTTCAAAGTCACTAATCCTGTTCTGGAAGAAGCGTACATTGAGTTTGTCGGACCACTGGCAGGTATCGATGTGCCGATGCTTGAGGTCATCGTTGGCATCACCAAACCTGGTGATCTGACTTTCACGCTGGACCTCAATACAGCAGAGGTAAACGCCGCGATCCGGACTTCACCAAGAGGGTTCGATGCGATCATGGAAATCATTCTGGAAGTCGCACAGGATGATGCACTGCCAGAAGAACCAGGCCAACGCTTCGTGCTCTTCCAAGCTCCGATCACTATCTTGCCGGAATTGCAATGGAGCGGGATCACTTCAACAGCCCCAATCGATTGGCTGGTGCCACCGCAAACGGCTGATTACATCCCGTTTACTCCTGATCAGATCATCACTGGCAGCCAGTATTACGTTCAAGTCTTCGGGGACCCTCTATTCAACGAATACCTGTTCCCACATAATCTTGGGACAGAAAACATTGCCGCAGTAACTATCCGAGAGAACCACGATGCTGGCGCGATCCTGAACCCGGATGATTACGACATCGAGATCGTAGACGACGTATCACTGAAAGTCACGATGCACAGCTCGTTCGCCAGCGCTAACGGGCATGTGATCATCATCACGTCTGCAGGGCCCAAGAGCGCGTTCCAGGCGCACACTCACACGATCGCACAGATCATCGGTCTCCAGGACATTCTCGACGTATTGTTGAAACGTATCACTGTTCTTGAGTCAATTCTGCCGTCTACCATCGGTGGCGCTACGCAACTACAGGTACCAGGAGAAAACTTGCTTATTGAAATTCCAGACGCTCAGGAGCTTTTACTTGTGCCACGGGGCAGTGAAGCTGCCAAGAAAGTGTCTACTGCTGGAAGTCAGGGTGTAGATCCAAAAGATATACCCAGAGCCAATGCACTCCTGCCCGCTATTCTGATGGAAGGAACCGCTGGTATACTACCAGACCCATTGGAACCACCAACCTCATTTAATGCCGGTAAAGTCTATGATGTCGATACCACTGGCAATGCTGGCGTGGATCTACCAGGTGGTTACGGTATTCGAGGTGTGCACGTTCCAGAAGGCGGTTTAGTTGGATCTGATGGGAAGATCTGGTATGAAGCTTATCAGGCTGACGCGCTTAACACTTATTACCCGCGTCCATTCGATCGAACGCTGTTCACTCTGTTTATCAACGATCGGATGATGGCTGTGGGTTCGAATTTCAGTATGGAATTCAAACTGAAATTGAAGACATACAAAGCAACCAGCAACATTCACTGGCGACTGGTGCTTGAGCTTGGAAGTGCGCCCAGCTCACCTGATCCTGCGCCAACAGAAGTGAACCTGGAGAATGTGGTTTGGATCGCTAACCCAGCATTAAGCCAGCATTTCATTGTGACTGACGTAGCTGTTACGCATCGGTTCGGATTCCAGGTGTTGCGATCGATCCTGGATGTAATCACAGCCAACCAAATGCTTTATGGAGCTCTATTACCTGCAGCCCAGATACCTCTAAGCGCCAACTTCGCATTGCGAGCTAGACTCATAGAGTTTGACACTGAAAACTCTGTACAAGACGCTCGCGGCCTTGTGTACTTCGGCTTGAAAGACGCTAAAGCACAAATCGCAGGAGGCGGAACCACACCACCCTAATTTATGGCTGATCCAGTCACCGGTATTACTAGGAAAACCTGTTTCATGGAATGGACAGGTCGCTACGAGCTGTGGATGACCTTTACCTGGACCGAGCAAGAAACCAGTCCGTGCCATTACGTTGTCGAACGTCACCGGATATCTAGTAACACCTGGGAACAACAGGGCATAGCCCAGAAAGGGGACGGGTTCCTCAAAGTCTGGGTCGGTCATCAGGGACCAAACGACGGATGGCAATACCATCAGACGATGGACAAGATCAGGGTGACCTGTGTCACCGACCCTGATGACGGCGATCCTGCATCTGTTGAATACACCTTTGTCTTTCCGACCAGCAGATCAAAACAAATGCTGGTTAACCGATCGATCAACGTCACTAATCGCACCAACAACTCCGTCTCATTCAACGTCAAAGGCGACGACGATAGCAAATATCTGTACTGCGCTAACCTGCATGTTTACAACAGGTCGCAGGGTGATCGGCTGATCTACGAAAGAGGTCTTGGGCTTGGCAATCCGGCGCTGGCGATCAATTACTGCGATCATCACAAGCCAGTAATCGGGTTCACTGTCACCGGCAACGATGTGCCACGCGAAGGCGATGTCCTGCAGGTTCATTACATCGGTATCTGCGGTAACAGCCATGCTCCACAGGACCTACAAGCAGCCAGGGACGGCACTGAAGCGATCTTCGGAGCGACTTACTCTAGTCCGGTCAATTTCCCATTGCTCACGCTCTCTGCAACACAGGGAAACAATTTCGCTTACCACATTGGAAACGCTCCGGGGATAACCGGTAATCCATTCGCTGCGACATATAGCAAGACTACCGGAACAATGCCTCCTGGCATGTCGCTGGCATCTGATGGTTGGCTGACTGGTACCCCAACTTCCACAGGGACATTTAATTTCCATGTTCAAACCGTCTCAGAGATGGGCGACATTGGCGGGGGCGACGTTCGCGTCATTGTCGGCGTATCGCAGCTGCCGGTCATCAATAATCCGGGGCCACAGGTATTAAACCAGTACGTCCCATACAGCCTGCAACTCACGGCATCGCATAATCCGAGCAGCTGGGCTGTGACTAGTGGCACGCTTCCAACCGGGTTAAGCCTGAATACGAGCACCGGAGAAATCACCGGAACTCCCACGGCGATCCAGAGTCCGACATCTGTCGGGTTCAAGGCCACAAACGTAACTGGCCAGGGACCGGAGATGAGCTGCAACTTCAGTGTTGTCGCACTCGGGCTGCCAGTAATCACTTCGCCATCCACAGCCTCAGCATATCGCGGCGAAGCATGGAACTACACGGTTACCGCATCCAATTCACCGATCTCATTCTCCGCTGCGCCGCTTCCAAAGAACACGGTGATCGACTCGCAGAGTGGCCGCATCAGTGGAACCATCGACCCGGCTCAAGAACTTCCAGGAACACGATCGATCACGCTCAGAGCCACCAATTATACCGGACAAAGCGCTCCGTTCATTCTGACGCTCACGATCCTGGACAGGTTACCTGTCATTACCAGCGATTTGAATGTGACGGGGATCTGTTTCCAGCAGTTCATGTATATCATCACTGCTACCGGTTACCCGACTTCGTTTGGAGCAGACAATCTGCCTTTCGGCCTGAGTGTAGATCCTGAGACCGGAATCATAAGCGGGGTGGTGATCTCTCCCGGCACATTCACGGTCAACCTGAGCGCCACCAACTCAGCTGGCACGGGCACAGCTGTGCTGACGCTAATTTTCAAACTGCTGCGCCCAGTCATCGACACCTCGATCACGGCTGGAAAAGCCATCACCTGCGAGACAGGTATCCCGGTAGTGTTTCAACCTGTAGCCAGCAATAATCCTACGCTGTGGCAGGCTTCACCGGTTCAGGATGGATTCACTATCGATGGCAACCTGCCGATTGGTGACCAGAAAACAGCTACTGGACCAAACGGTCAATTGAAAGGCACGTTCACGACCGTTGGTTTATATGGACTGGTTTATATCGCTTCCAACATTGCTGGACCAAGTGATCCGGCCATCTTTTATTTCCTGGTGGAATTGGGAAGCGGCGGTTCAGCGGAAGCATCTTTGGGAGACGGATTGGATATTTGGATCGATCTACAAGACGGAGCGGTATCGATTATGCCGCCAGGTTCAAAGATGGAACAGACTATCACCCAGACAGAAAACGGAACCACAACAGAAACCAAGAAAGAAGTGGCTGAACCAACCGAAAAAGCTGTGCTCTGGAGCAAGCGCGGCGACACGTTGCCGTTAACCATCAGGTTCCACAAAGGCGGGAAACCTGTCCGAATCGAGAACATGAGCTCGCTGAAATTCGGTGTCCGTGAAGATTTCACGTTGCCGTATGCAGTGCTCACAACGGGTTTTGCAACCAACGAAGACGGTTCATACCGGATCTGGCCGAATTACTCCGACAATAAAGAGATCGATTTTGAGATCGACGATGAGGAAGAATTCCTGGAGCTCCTGGCAGAGGTGCAATGGGAGACCGGTACGTTAGATCCAGAAGACACAAATCCCTTTACCCGCCGTAGCTCACAGACGTTCACCAATCGCATCTATCGAGATGTGATTTATCCAGATGACTCTGCTCAGCCAGAAAGTGCGTAATGTCATTCCTGGAACCAAAGCCTTTTCGTGAGGGTAAAATCACCCTGGACCCTTTGGGGTGGGACCAGGGTGAAATCCTTCTAATCCCTTATTCAGCGATCCCAAAGAAAGGGAACCCGATCGGGCTTTTGCCGCTGACTGCTGGCGATCGCGGACTCAATTTTGCTAGGTCACTCACAGGCGGCATTCAAATAGGTAAAGTGCCCGGGTACTGGACCATTCCATACACTGGCTTCATTACCGCTGTTGTCCTGAACACCAACCAAGGCGGATTCAAAATCAGGTTCTGGAAAGCTTCAGGGCACGCTCCGACTGTGGAAGATGTGATCAATCGCGACGGTTACACCATTCAGGCTCCCGACACGCACAAGGAATACTTTGATCTAAGCGATTTCACCACGATTACCGTTAATAATGGTGACACGTTCGCAGCGGAGATTATGCAGGTCATTGAACCAACTCCTACTGATGTATCCGGCAATGTGGTGGTCTTCCAGATTTAATGACCAATTACGTCCAAGGTCTAAGCGCAGATTGTAGTCCCGCTGATCATTTCAGAGCTTGGGCGCAATTCATAGAAGACTCCCTGGTTATGGGTGGTTGGATCGTCACCAATGATACCGGTCAAACCAAGCCGCAGGATCTCCAGGTTCCCACTGCCGGGCAACAGAAAAAGGGGTTCCGGATCTATCAGATGAACGATGATCTGCAGGCCGAAGCCCCGGTGTATATGCGGCTCGATTTCGGGAGCGGGTTCTCCAATTTTGGAACGCCCTATAGCCCGTCGGTATGGATAACGCTGGGAGGTGGCACCAACACTATCGGAGACATCACTAATGTATGGCTGAACAGCGCTTATGTTGAATCACATCAAGCTAGCGGGGTCAGTGATTGTTATGCCAGTGTAGACAAAGGTCGATGTGCCTTCGGAATGTTTGTTGGACCTGTTCCGGGAAATACCAATGCCGGTTCATTCGCGTTTAGTGTTGAACGTTGGAAAGATGAACTTGGAAAAGACATCGACGAAGGGCTCCTGGTTGTTTATACCAGCAGGCGAAGTGTTCAGGGAAACGTGCAGATTTGCTTGTCTTATTCTCCCACCTGCTATTTCGAAGTACCTTTGCAACGACAACAGCCTATCGACGTTGGTCTAAATTTTGTTCACACCACCAGCGATCCTTCTCCCACCCACTTTGGAGACAGAGGAGTTGGAGTATTGTTCCATTTCTTTGGCATAGCGCTACAGCCCGGGAAAAACTGGGTGATCTGCAACGCCACCGATACAGCTGGCCCTATCCTGCTGGTAACCATGTACGATGAACTCATTCCGTATCTGGCAGTTAATCTAATTCCGACCGTAGCAGCTATTGGCCCTGCGGGATTTGGAGCATCTGAGATTGGAGACACTTTTCGGAAAGTACTAATGAGGTACGACTAATGGCTACGATGTTTAGCGCGGATCTGGTGCCCGACACTTATGTCGCTGCAAACATACAAGGCTGGGCCAGTTGGATTGAATCGGTCTTAACGACCATTGCCGGATGGACTGTGACCAGCGATACCGGACAAACTCTTCCCAGCGCTTTACCGGCAGGCACTGCCCAGAACCAGAGACTTGGTTATCGCGTCTACGAGATGCACGATGAATTCACTGACGATCAGCCGATCTTTATGCGGATCGATTTTGGGACCGGTATGACCAGTGGAACCCCACCAAGTTCGATAGGTTACACACCCGGCATAAATTTTTCATTCGGGGCTGGTACAGATGGCGCAGGGAACCTGACAGGGATCTATTGGAACGGCCAAGGCTGGCACCCGAGCTCGCTACACACTGTCTACACTAATAGCCATCCTTCCCAGCCACCGATAACTTTCAGAACCAGGAGTTACGCCAGAGCTGATAACAGCAGTTTTATTCTCGGATTATTCATTCTCGAAGGAAACAATCCAGCCGGGTTTTTTGGATCAGAGCAGATTACTTTTTCCCTTGAGCGAAGCAGGGATCGGGATGGCATTTATACTGGGGACGGACTCCTGATCAGCTATACTGATAACCAGATCCTAGGTGGCGGTGGAACAGTGATGGCGCTTAATGCCACCAAATACCTGATCCTGGATCGACCTGGACGAGCTCAGCCTCCATTAGAAAAAGGTCTTTCTTACCCATACATCAGGCATACCCCGGCTTACTCGTATGACGGGACTATTCCCTGCGCATTGTGCAGCCATTTCAGGGGAACAGCGCAACAACCTGGGATTAACTTCATAATGATGGGGGCCAACGATATTTCTGCCGAAGGTCAATACCAAGTGGTCCAATACGGACAGACGCGCATCTATCAAAACTTACGATATCTGATGACAGGAAGAGCGGCAGCAGGTCCAGTGGGATCAGCTGGTCCACTCAATGACGCCGGGTGCAGGATCTCCATGCTGTATGACTGATGACATAAGGCATTCATTCGATGGCCACTAAATTCTCTGCCTCCTTGCTCCCGAGTTGTTCTACTAACGCTCTTTTCCAGGCTTGGGCGCAGTTTATAGAAGACGCCCTGGTATCGACTGGTGGCTGGCAGGTCTCAACTGAGACCGGTGAAACTCTTCCCGGAGCCCTGGTAGCTCCGACTGCTGGAAACCAGAAACGAGGATTTCGTGTGTACCGGATGACCGATGCCGGTCCGTCGACATATATGCGGATCGATTATGGCAGTTCCGGTGCTACTGCCACTCCCGGGATCTGGATCACGATCGGACCCGGAACCAATGGTTCAGGTGTGATTACCGCTCCATTATGGAACGGAGGTGCATCAGCTGCGCCAAATGTCAGTTCCAACACCAACATCGCTTCAGGTACATTCAATTCTTACGCCAGTGCTTCTACCGACCGGTTCGCCATGTGTTTATTCGTGTCTGGAAACTCCGCATACCACATGTGTTTCACGATCGAGCGCACCAAGAACAGCTCAGGCGGCAACACCACAGACGGACTTTTACTGGTCTATCGTGACGGTCAAACGACTTCAAACGGGATCGCGCATTCCAGATTCCTGATCAATATTGGCGGTTCCCAACCAACTGTCGAAACAGGATTAAGCTACATCCTCAGCCAGCGATCACCGAGCGAAACTTTCGGAGGCGACATCCAGGCTGGTATTGTTTCACACTTCAAAGGAACCGCACAACAGCCCGGAACCAATATTCTGATCACAAATGCGAGCGACGTCAGCGCCGAGGGAACAATCAACGTGGGCCTGTATAATCAGACCAGGACATACGTTCAACTCAATGCGCTTCCGCCTTATCAGGCATTGGTGGGAAGCAGCGTAGTGGACGGCAGTGCCCGTATTCTGATGAGGTACGATTAATGGCCACGATTGTAAATTATTATCAGATCGCCACTACCCATGCGGATGGGACGCCAGCGTATGGATTAAACCAGGTTATCATCGGCGGAGTCGATCATGGGGCTGGCATCGAACCCAGGTTAAAAGGCATCATAAGATACGTTCCATGTAGAACTGGGCTACAGGAAGACGATCTCGTTCCTCAGGCAGCGCGAATAGCCCGGGTGTACATCCCGGAACCGCTTGTGGGGATGAATACTGTGACCGTTACCAGGATCGATGACGAGTCTACGGGGTGGACCGGAGGAAATTGACATTCCCGAGTTGAGCGATGCCAGTCGTCCCCTTCTACTTCGATCTGACGACCAGGAGATTCACCAATCCTATCGGGGGAAGTCTGACTACACCGTTCACCGGAAAACAGGGTGATGTCATCACCTATCAGCTGGCGGTGCTCCAGGGAACGGCTGTCCCGATCGACTTGGGTTGCATCGCCATGCGCCTCGGAGTAAAAGATCCGAAGGCTCTTACCTCTGCTTATCTTTCAGAATGTTTCGGTGAAAAGAGTGGGAGCGCGCAATATGCCCGGTGGCAGTTCGACCTGGATTTAAGTCAGCTTAACGGAAACTTGCCAGCGTCCAATACCAATTTTGTTCCATTAGCATTAGAGCTTGAGATCCAGCTGCATGGTCAACGCATTGCCAGCCCCCTGCAGCAGTTCGTGCTTGAGAAGACAATGGGCATCGAAATCATTCTTCTATGCCCTGGGTCCGGCATGTTCAGGATCACTGGACAACCTGTCACGTTCCTCTGGATGAACGCCGAAATCGGCCATTTTGCGATCAATGGACAAGATATCACCACCAACTGGTTGTCGGTGGAGTCCGGTCATTTCGCTTACACTGGGCAGGACGTCAGCTTCAGATTGACATGAGGAGGTTTCACTAAATGGCTCTATTCCATAAGTTCAACCAATTTTCGGAGGACGTAGCACAAGGGGTGCACAAATTAAAGCCCAGCGCAGACGCATTGCAGCTGGCGCTTACCAACACTCAACCCAGCCCGGCTGACGAAGTTCTCTCTGACCTGACGGAAATTTCATACACCAATTTATCCAGTCGCGCTGTCACCATTACTGGAAGCGGACAGGCCCTTGGTGTCTTTACGCTTATTTGTGCCGATGTGGTGCTCACGGCTTCAGGAGTGGTAGCCGGTTTTCGTTATGTAGTCCTGTATAATACGACTCCGACGACTCCTTTGAAACCTCTTATTGGATGGTGGGACCAGGGAAGCGTTGTATCCATGACAAATGGCCAGGTCTTTACCATTTCATTCGATAACACTTTGGGCGTGTTGCAGTTAGAATAATGTGTTTAAGGATCGATCTACGCTCGATATCGTGGTCATCCTTCTCACTGCGATGGTTAGTTTAACTATCGTTCTATCGGCCATGGGAATTATCGTCATGCGGATGACGCATCCAAATGTTGATGTCCAAAAAGGTGCTGACGTAATCGGAAACGTCATACAGACAGTAGTTGGAGCCTTAGTCGGGTTTATTGGCGGCAGAGCCGTTGGAAAATTGGAAGCAACAAACGGAGGACATTGATGCAGCTGCATGTACTGGTTGAAATCGGTGGAGTAAAAATCTGGACCGGATACGAAGGCGGCTACATCTGTTTTATTTCGAATCTGGACATCTGCAATGACGGCAGCGGACCATCTCACGGCGATCCATATTACCAGAGCCAGACTGCTTACTACAATGGCGGAAAATATCTGAACGCCGACGTCGACAAATACATAGTGATCCCACCGCAATGTCGAACAATGGTTCCTCCGGTAGTGATGGGATGCCAGGCACGCATGACCAACATGCTCACAGCCAAATGGCACGCTGCGGTCACAGGCGAGATCGGCCCGAGCAACAAAACTGGTGAAGCTGCTTATTGTTTGGCGGAAATCATTAATCCTGAAATTACGTATAACCAGGGCGATTCGCGGATGATTTATTTTTATGAGCTTTGGCCTGGGATACCGGCCAAGGTTAGTGACAAAACTTACAAGCTGGAACCGGCTGGTGGATGAGCAACAAGAATGGGTACAAAGCTGAGCTGGAACACCGGGAAAAGGTGATCAAAAAGAGCCAGCGTTTGCAGGGGTTGCGAGATCTACTCTTAACCTACGAAGAAGCCGGGATCGAGAACAACGAAGTCGCTGCTCTACGATCCCGGGTTCGACGTACTCATATCCAACTTGTGGCAATGGGCGGACTTTAACGCACCAGGTTACTGGCGGTATAAGTCATACCTTTCGGTGCCACAGTGGATGTCATGATCGACATTCCACTACCGCTTGCTCCGATTGGCGAATCTTCCCATTGCTGAACATTGCCGGTCAGGGTTGCCCTAATATCACCTGGCATACTGGGTTGCGCTTCGCGTGCTCTTTTGCGAACCGCTTCCCATTTAAGCTGCGTTGGATCTTTCGAGGCAGGCGCAGCGCCCTGACTCACACGCAAAAAGGGCGGCAATAAACTTTCACTCGATCGAGATTGATCTCACCGTTTTTCCCTTCAGCCCTGAAGTCTGTCACCGCTTTAATGGCTGCAGCTTGATCGCCTTCCGCGACCACTGATCTCGGTGGCATGACAAGTGTTTCGCCCTTGCCTTCTTCTTCTTCTTTTTTGGTTGGTAACTGCGTTAATGCTACTTCGTATAACATAGGATTAAAAGTGGGCAACCACTCGTAGGCAGGTTGCCCAATCGCCTGTTGTTTATTAACCGTATTTGAGTCTGTTATATTCCCGGAAAGAGACCGGTGAACCTTCCCACAGGTAATCCTTCGAATCCCAATAAGGATCGTAAGTTATTCCCTTGAGAGCTTTCCTGATCTGGCGGAGTCGCTCCTTCCTGTTCAACTTCTTCCGTGTAACATGTTTTGGCAGAAGCTTCTTAAACCAAAACTGATAGATCCTCAGATAGAAGTTTGGATGGTAGTTGATCAACCAGATGTTAGCGCCGATGAATGACGCTATTCCGACAACGATGAGGAATACCATACCTACGTTGTGACAGGTGCAACTGTCGTCCACCTCAGCCTTCACCTCGTTTGAGGATGTCCTCGATTGCGACGTCTTCATCCCATTGGGCTATGAAGTATTTGTTTGAGCAATCGCGGATCGTTCCAAAGAGGATCGGGTCCGGTGGCGGAATCATCTTGGTTGCGTTCTCCACTTTGAGAGTGGCAACCTCAAAGCCATCGAAGCACTTGAGCTCCTTGGCCTTTTTCAGTGCTTCCAGCACTGGAGTAGGCGGGATCTCTTCGTACTGATCGATTGGCGTGAAGTTCAACCGTTGCCAGGTTGATTTATAACTCCTGCCGATTCGGAGGACCGACAGGGTGCGTCGTCTGAGTTTTCGGTTGAACTTTTCAATGTTCTTCGGAGTCACAACCCTGTGATGCTCGGAAGCGATAGCCATTTTGCGGGCCATCTCGACTTTGCGATCGACAGTGCGTGATGCTGCTTTAAGCCCGAGAAGTTCGAGCTCAGTCTTTAACGTGTCTTGGTTTTGTTTCGTCGTTGTTATTGTTTCCATTTTCAGTTTTATGTTTGTTGAGGGCCTCTTGAAAGATGCCGCGCAACGCCTCAACTTGTTTGTGCGTCATCTGTTTGGTTAGTTCTGGGGTAATTTCCAGGCCTATCTCTTTTACTGCTTGATAGGTCTCTGCTTGCTTAATTTTGACGGTGTACTCGTGAAGAATGTCTTCACCTTTCTGAACCTGTTCCTCACTGACCTCTGTGGCTTTGGCTTCTCTCTCCTGCTGACGCTCGACTGCACCTGTATCTTCTGCTTGCTGCATTTCCTCAGTAGTATACAGGCCGCTAAGCTCTTGCGGGAACGCCTTCCGCAGTGCCAGAGCTTCTGCGACTTTGGCGATCATGACCTCACTCATCTTGCCCCAGAATTGGTTCAAGCTGCCTTCTTTATCGGTGACAGCGTATGAATCAAACTTTGCTACCCCGTAACAGGGTTCCCTGAATCCTGTGCGCCATACACCGACCCTGGCTGCGGCTGGTGGACTCTTTGAGAGCCACACATCATACCATTTGCCTGAGTGATCTGCCCATTCTGGTTTGGTTTGACCTTCGTACTCGCCGGTTCTTTCCGCAATCAATCGGAAGCCATCGATTGATACTTGGAAAGTAAGCGAGTATCGTTTGTTCTTGTTGTCCCAGCGTTTAACTGCGTAGAGCTGTCTGGCTACTGGGTCCAAGCCAGTTCTCCTAGCGTGATACAGAAACAACTTTAGCTCATCATCGGTTGCTCCTTGCTTCATCAGCATGGACTTGATTAAGTCCACTTGTTCCAGGGTTAACTCTCTTTCAGTCCGCGTCGTAAGTGTGCTCATTCAGGTTCCTTTCTCTTCTTCGGATTATTTCTATAACTACTTCGTACATCTGCTGTTTAGGCAAACGTTCGATAGTATCATGAGCCACGGGGCATAAAAGGCAAACTTGAAATAGTTCGTCTCCCCGGATGTCTGCGCGTTTTTTTGAATGAGCGAAACTGAGGCCGTCATAGTGCCAGCACGCATGAGGCCACCACGCCTCGCAGTGGGTGATACCCGCCTGCTCGAATGTGACTTTTAGAATGCGTCTAGCGTTTTCCCAGGCTTTTGTCTTTTTGCCTCGGCGTCTCACCTATCGGGTTACTGCCCATACCAGCACGATGACCATGCTGATTGCCAGAAGCAGATACCAAATGAGTTTGGCTCTTTTTCTCTTCTGCCTGGCTACATCCAGGTTGTATGCTGTAGCCAGGAATACTGGTCGTCGGCTCTGGTAATGCTCTGGTAATGACATGCCTTTTGATTCCATATCGATGTTGGGTGGCGTGCTTTCTTTATTTTCAGGTTTCAACTTTTCCTCCTCCTTTCTGGTTTTTTGATTCTGTAATCACATACATCCCAATCCCAGGATGGTTCCCAGCCTTCCAGGGTGTTGTGCCTCCAGATCCCTTCATGTTTGAGCTGCCATTCGATTGGATGACCTTCCAGGAAGAGTTGCATAATCAGCAGTCGTCCTTTCATTTCATCCACTAAAAATCTAGTGTGTTCATATTGCATAAAGAATTTTCCTATAAAAGTTTCAGTTTTCGTTTGACAAAGAATTTGATTGCGTCAGGATCAGTTCGGTGATAAGCATATTCAACAGACCTCTCAACGCTGCGGCTGGCGGCAAACTCAATAAAGAGCTTATCACCAAGCCGACGGTCGTAGCGTTGGGGGGTTTTTTCTTTTCTCTCAATGTCCGTTCGTGCACTGACATGGGCGCTTGATCAGAAGACAGGCTCGCCAATCAGCAAGCTGGTTTTGCTCAAACTGGCTGACGCGGCCAACGATTCAGATGGGCAATGCTGGCCATCGAGAGCAACAATAGCGGAAGAGTGTGAGCTGAGCTTTGAATCGGTAAAACGCCATATCAAACTGCTGGCCGATCAAGGATTGCTTGAGGTTTATCACAGGAAGCTCAGTTCCGTTCATTCATCTAACCTTTATCGGCTTCCCTTCAAGAGGGGGGTGGGGTCTGACAGACCCCAGGGTGGGGTCTCACAGACCCCAGGGGTAGGGTCTGACAGACCCCCTAACCATAATAAAGAACCAGAATTGAACCTATCCCCTATAGTCCCCGAACAGATCTACGATCTTTATCCTTTAAAAGCAGCAAAACCAAAGGCGATCGCCGCGATTAAGAAAGCCTTAGCAAAATATCCAGCCAAACTGCTATTGGAAAAGACCAGAGAATTTGCTGCTGCCAGAAATGGGGATTTGGAATTCTGTCCCATGCCAACCACCTGGTTTAATCAAGAGCGCTTTAATGACGAGCCCTCAACCTGGGTTCGCCAGAAACCAAAACAACCCAAGCCATATGATCCAATGATATGAACGTCGACAGACAATTCATCCTGAGTCAAAATCCACTCGCCACCTTCCTCGAACGCGCTGGTATCCGGTTACGCGGTTCAACCCCAGTGTTGAGGACTAATGTGTGTCCCAGGCGGGAACATAAGCGTGACCATCTGTGTGTTGACGTCAATGTCGACACCAACCTCTGGTGCTGCCATGATTGCGATAACATCGGTGGAACTGTGATCGATTGGGTTATGCACTCGAAAGGTTGCTCTGTTAAGGAGGCGATCGATTCATTTGTGCCTGGCGGCGGCGCATTAGCCCCTAAAACTGCGCGCAAACCAGAAAAGGTATCAGAACAGCGCGAACCCAAACAAAACGAAATACAGAGGATTGTAGCGACATACAGCTATTGCGATAGCGCAGGTAATTTGCGATATGAAGTGGTTCGCTATGAGCCGAAGAGTTTCCGGCAACGACGCCCCGACCCAGATAATCCTGGTAAATGGATCTGGAGCTTGGACAAGAGCGAACGTATTTTATACAATCTTCCAGAGGTTCTGCTGTCTGAAACCATTTTCTTAACTGAGGGCGAGAAAGACGCGGACAATCTATCGGCTCTTGGCTTTGTGGCGACTACACATCCATGTGGTGCAGGACAATGGTTGCCAGCTTATGCTGAAAACCTTCGCGCCAAGCATATTGTAATTTGTCCGGATGATGATAAAGATGGACGCGAATGGGTTAAAGCCGTAATCGAATCACTACGAGATAAAGCATTATCGATCAAGCTACTGAAGTTTCCAACCAAGGATGTAAGTGATTTCATTGAGTCCTGTTTTACTCCGGAGACCGCTAGAACGGAGATCGATAAGCTCATTGCCTCGACACCCCATTTACAACCCCCACCACCGCTCTTTTCGATTGAGGAAATGGCAATACGCTACCGAGAATTTGTGAGACGACTTGGCGACAACGCATTCAGGCTTGGAAAGTTTCTTCCATCTCTCGATGTGGTGAAACAGGGACTCTGGCCAGGGGATTTGGTCCTTCTACTGGCCGACACTGGCGTAGGTAAGAGTCTTGTGTGTCAGTGCCTTGCACGAGCCGCGCATCCCTTGCCTACGCTATTCTTTGAGTTGGAAATCTCCCTCGAACTATTGTTCCAGCGTTACATCCAACATGAGCTGGGCGTAAGGGATGAGGATGTGGAACACGAATATGTAAACAATGACAATCCGATCGACTGGAAAGAGATGAACGGCCTCAACCATATTCTGACCTGCCCAGAGAGCGGGTTAACTGTTCCGCAGATAGAAGAATACATTGTCAAAAGCCAGCTGCGCTTTGGTGAACCAGCCAAGATCGCATTCATCGATTACGTAGGATTATTGGGTGGTGAAGGTCGATCACGTTACGAACAGGTCAGCAAAGCTGCTGAGCAATTGAAAGTCATGGCCAAACGCCAGGCTATTATCACGGTTGTAGTGGCACAGATCTCGCGCCCTGACAATAAGAAAGAATCCAACGAAATACGCTTGCATGATGCCAGAGATTCTGGTGCTTTGGAATCATCCAGTGCCCTGGTGATCGGATGTTGGAAGAGTGCTCTGGACAAAATGACATTCAAAATTCTAAAGAACACCAGAGGCAGAGCCGGTAAACAGTTCGAAGCCAATTTTGATGGGTCACGAATGAGAATAACCGAACCGCCAATCCAAACACTGATGTCAGCATGAAAACTGAACGAACCAGAGAAACATTACCAAAAGGCGCAATCCGCAGGGTGGCTTGCTGCCACAAATACGCAGGAATAATCCATCAGTTCAAAACACTCAGATACTATCGGCCTTACATTCCTGTTGGCAGATCTTACGGGCTAAACCAAAATCGATGGGGGTGGCTGCGATGAAGCAAGGATATCTGTTCGATATGGCGCTGGGTGTACAAAAGGGCGAGGAAGGCATGAATCTCGCTTTACTTGCCAAAGGTAAAGCCGATTGGGATGAACGCAGAGACGATTGGCTTGACCGACACGAAAAAGGTTTCCAATTCACTGCTGACGATCTGGCATTTGCCAGACTTTTGGCCAACGATCCTGATGATGGCCCAAACGGGAACAACGATTTCAGTGGATGGTTTAATAGAGCCAGGAGACGGCACCTGATCAAACGGACCGGAGAATGGATTCGGAGCCGCAGAGTGAGCAACCATGGGCACATGATTCCGATCTGGGAAAAAGTTTACTAAACTTTTTGACTTGACACTCCATTAAGTAAGGATTTTCCTGATATCCCGTGGCCAGTACACGGGATGTCTAACGCACCACTCAGTTATGCTGAGCGACAAATTGCACATGACGTCGAGTATGTGCGGGCATGGGAGAACGCTCCAGCTAGATTCAAGCGTGTGGCTTCAAAACTGGGTCTCGCTTGTGACCCGGAACACCGAGACGGGATGGCCATTCAGTATGAGGAAAACTACATCGAATCCTCCTACAGACCGAACATGGCGGACCTGGTGGATAACCATGTCGACATCGTTATTGAGAGGTATGGTCCACAGCACGCTGTCCTTATCCGATCTATTGCTGCGGATCTCAAAAAGCCGATGGAAGAAGAGCTCATCCGCAACCGGGCATTTTTACTCGGGAGGGTCGCATGTTATTTAATCAAGGAAGAAGGCCCCAAAATTTTACCCCGTGTTCATGCACTTTTGCACTCTATCCCGGGCTTAGCCAAAGGGGCAGGATATGGCTCATTGCGAGCCAGTGCAGTGAAGTGCAGGGTGAGCGCGGAATGGCTCCGACGCCGACGGGACAAGTGGTGTCATGTACTTTCTATTCCTATCCCAACCGAGAGCAGAAAATCAAATGAAGCCCGCGAAAAATACAGACAAAACGCTTGTGTGAATCACTGGCGTCATCAAACATACAAAAATGGAAAACACAACGGAACAAACGGAAACGGTAACGGCACCACCGACGAACAGCTCAATCGAACTGGCCATTGTTAAAGGCCAAGAATCAGGAATCATACGGTGTATAGACACCGGACTTGAGATCGCTCCTGACTTAACATTTGAACAGTGGTTTGAGTTGCTTGGATGGATTCGGTGGGCTCGTCATAAACTCACGATCGGTCTCGCTGACGCTATTGCTTACGGCAACATGCGTTTCGGAATGGAAAAGGTAAATGACAGTCTTGAGCAGCTGGAGTTCGATCTCCCGATGGTCAAAGCTGCCATTACCATCAATTCTATTCCACCTGAGCTGCGATATCCGGAGTTGAGCGCTGATCACTATGTGGAATTGGCTCGCGCTGAGCTTTCCAAGAAAGAGAAAGCCAAATGGGCCAAAACCGCAGCGGAGCTAAAACTCACACCAACTCAGCTCCGTCTGTCGATGGCTGAAGGTGAAGTCGTAGACACCGCTGCGGCCCGTCAGCTATCCACGGGTGTGATCACTATCCCAGGAATTCGCCAGGAATTCGATGTCTGGATGCATAGAGTCGGCGGGATTGAAGGTGTGCGTAAAATGGATTACGACACCAAGCAAGAGATCTTCGAAGAACTCGAACCGCTGATGCTTTTTGCGATCAAACTGGAAGAAGAACTCTCCGGCGCAGCTGAAGCTATTTCCGAGTAACCTTCTTTTTTTTCCGTTTTTTTGGTGGTTGATAGGTGATACCTGTTCGTGGATCTGTCCACGGCATACCCACACTGTGGGTCACTCTTCTGGCCACGTCATAGAGACGCGGATCTTCTGGTGGGACATGTGGTCCCATGGCATTCCAACCTGCGTGTCCTTTTGGGTGCATTATTTCCTGTGTTTAAAGAAAGTGTCGATGATGAGCCTGATATCGTCTCTGGCTTGGTCATCTAATCCTCCTGGTATACGGCCAGCAAACATGATGAAAGCCCTCTCGATTAGACCTTCCCGGTCATCTGCATCGATCATGACAGCGCAATGAGCACATGCTGCCCAAGCGCCTTTGGACATGTGACCCTCTACGACTTCGACATCTTCGGCGTCGTATATTTTTGCTGATGGCCCTGATGCGCTGCAAAAATCACAAAGTATCTCACCAGGGTCAGCAAGAGTTTCAGCCAGGTTGCCCTCTTCATCTATGAATGTCCGTATCTTTTTCACCACTCAGGTCTTTCTACCCTGCTGTCGTGTTTGTCCCAGTCTACAAAACGCGACCGTTTGCTCTTTGGTTTACCACCTCGCCTGGGTGCACCAATAGGCTCAATTCTTTCGCCATTTGATTGAGGCGGTTTGATTTTGATGTCTTTGCCCAGCATCCGTAGTCCTTGCTTTGTTAACGGAATGTATGGGCGCGGTTCATATGAGTTTTCGTTTTTGGAGTTCATCTTTCAGTTCCTGTTGCTGTTCCGGGGTGAGGGGAACGATCTCCATTTTTTCACCTGGCGGATTGATTATTTCCGCACACGACATGCAAACGGGTTTGATCCCTTTGCCTACCATCATTAACCCTGTGGGGGAAATCCAGATGTCTGTGCGACATCTGAGACATTTAATGATGATGCTTCCTTGTACTGCTTCATTTCCTGGTTTGGCTTCCAGGCATATTAGGTGCTCAGGCTTCTCTGCAGCCATTTCTGATAACAGGCTCGTTTGTTGAGCCAGAGTTCCATTTGTTGCTTCACTTCGGTTTCTGTTCCAAAGAAATATCTCGGGAACCCATCGCAATAGTCGAGGTCGTTGTGACCGTCGACATAGATCAGCCAATCACCGCGATCGCAGTAATGTGGCCGTTTAGATATATTGATTTTGTATTCACCGTCCATCCCTTCCCACAGTTCAATTGGCACCGTGAGATGGATGCCGTCTTTGTCTGTTGTCCAGTTCATTCTTCGGCTACTTTTATGATTGCTACTTTCTTTTCACATACACCGCACTCCAGGTGTAGACATTTGTTGATCGAATCATATTTGACCATCAGATCCGCCTGAACATGGCATACGGAATGGATGTACATTTCCGGATCATGATGGTGCGTTGTGCATCCTGGAACGCTGCAGCCACCAGCTGTGAGGATGTCGAGATCCAATTGTGTTAGAGGATTCATGGCTTAAGGGGTGAGCAGGACGCGCCCCTTTTCTAAAGCAGAACACTGGCCATGCCAGCCAGGCCCCGAGGTTTTGAAACAACTAAGTAACCTTAACCACTGTTACACTTGCCAAACCTGACGCGCCTGCTCAAAGCAAAGATTAATCCATCACCCGACGGATTTCACCCGTTGGATCTTCTTCCTGTGCGATGTGCACTTCGTAGGAAGTGTTGGGCTCCAGGAATATGGGTCCATGTTCGTCATGGATGATCCTGGCCCCTTCACGGCCTACGACTACTATTGCGTTGCCACTGTTACCGAACCGATAAACCTCAGCACTGTTGAGATTTTCCAGTTTATGATGATGACCAGTGGCTTCTCCCTCTTGGATGATACCATTCTTTTGGTATTCCTCACTGTCCTTTGAAAGGCGATTGAGTCGCCAATGATTTCCGGTAATTGGCACAAACATCAAGTCGCCTTGTCTATGTGGTTGTTTCATTTTTCCCTTTCTGTTGCTTGTCCCGGGGGTTAGGTCTCTTGACCGACGATTTTAAAATAGTTACTCACACCGAACATCCAGTCCAAGGCATGATCCACACGCTCAATGTGGTTCGGGACCAGATTGATGTAAACGGTGCCTGTAGACGGGCATGTCATTTGCAACGCATGGATGCGAGATCGACCTTCGGCTCTATCTCTGACTGCCGAGATCACTGCTCTGGTTGGATCACCAACTGGATTTTGAATTGGGAATTCCATGCGCAGAAGTGTGTATCCACGCATCTTGTGTACAGGCTTACTTCCTGCATCTTCAAAGAACCGTTTAACACCGTAGAGCTTTATCTGCGCGCTCCGCACAGTAGCATTCGGTTCATTAATAATGTCTTGCCATTTGCCCCTGAAGAGCAAGTTCTTCCGATAGAATCTGCAACCGCAGTCGAATGTGGTTGGCTGAGTGGGTCTATCCCATCTGCGCAGTGAACAGCGACCTACTTCTTTTGGATCTTCCTTGCGCGATCTACATTTCGATTGGTCCCGATACAGATTACGTGCTCTACTCAACCAATAGCGACCGCGCCTACGAGGTTTATCCAGGTCGCGCCATTGTTTGACGTAGCTTTCCAAAAGCTTTTCCTGTGTGAGTCCCAGTGGTGTATCTGCGTTGATTGATCCATCCTTATTGAATTTCAATGTTTTAGGGACTTCACGACCATCTTTACCATCCCTATCAGAGTTAAACTCTTTTCCTGAACCCTTTGGCCAATTCACGATCATGGTGTGGTATGCGCAGGTATAAAACCGATACGGAAACGGGATATATTCGTTGATGCGCATCAATGCGCCCCATTCTGTGTATACCCCCATTGTGCCTACAGCCTGTATCCGTTCATTGTGACTGCGTATCTCTCTGACCATGCGCCCAGGGAAATTGATTGTGACTGTGCCATCCGGATACCACACCATCAGGTCAGTGCAGTTCCAATATTCCAGGGTGATGCGTCCTTTCTTCTTGTACAGCCTGGTAGAGCCACGATCCCTGACGATGCAGTTGCGGTAATTGTATTTGTGTCCGAATTCTGATATTGCTGTTGGATAGTCCATATGTGTTATTAGCTCCCATTCAAGTTGTTCGTTCACGTTAGTTGTTTCTTATCTCTTTGGTGATGCGTTTGACTAAGTCTTCCTGCAATCCCGGAATTGACATCAACGCCAGGATAAACAAGCGCCCCAGATTCTTGAGGCTTTGCACTTCTTCCTCATCGAGCTCGCGCTCAATTCTTTGTCTGTCCTCGGGGGTCTTAACGTAATAGCCAATAGCTTCTACGCGCATCCGATCGATCTGATCCTGTGGAACATCTAGTTCCACCATCAGCTCATCGATTACCTGGATCATAGTCATTGCTGGTCTCCATTTCATGGTGATGTTTGGCGTCCAAGATTTCATCACGAAGTCCGTGATATTCTCCATACGCTTCCAGAGCCATTTCGAATGACTTATATGAGTCGTAGGCAGCCAGGCCTGCAAAGGCCAGTATAATCATGCCTACCGGCAGAAATACGAACAACATGATGAGGCCTAAGAATCCGAATCCGAGTGCTGCTAACAAATTCTTCCAGCCCGCTATGTTGAACTCTTTCCGGTAATATCCTGCTTTCATGGCACATTCTTGTGCCACTTGTTTTGATCTTAAGATTGCGTTTTCGTTTTTCATCTGGTTACACTTATCAACAGTTTTTCCTGCAATTTGGTTGGGAGTCGCTGACGGATATGTTCCTTCAGCCACTCTGTGTTTATGAATGCCTTGCTGATGATGCTGACCTCCTCTCTGGTCAACTTTTCAACAGAAGCGAAATCGATATGCCACTGGTCGATTAAGATTGGATCTTTCATTAATTGTTCTTTCTGTTGTGGATAATTGTTTTGCCACCGCGTTTAGCGATGTAACTCGCATGTGATTGACGACTATCGCCAACGCCCATAGCCAACACCATCATATGGTCCGGATCTTTCTTCACACACTCAAAGCACACAATCTCAGCCGGTTTGATTTTATATTGCTCCTGTTGCTCTTTACCCAAGAGCACAGGGATGCGGCACCTTTCGCAGGTTGCCCTGATGTAAGTGCCATCGGTTTGCACTGCGAATAGACCGATTCTCTCTTGGTCCTCCTTTTCCGCAGGCGGACAAGCGTACTTGAATTCAATGTTCATTTCAGTTGTTTTGGATTTTCCTTTCTACGTCTTTGGCTGCTTTTATTGTTTCTTCGCTGGTTGGCGAGAACAAACTTTTAATCAGATGCAAACGCATATACCAGCGGATCAGATCCTCCAGATCCTCTGGTAGATCGCTGTCCCGATTCATGCCTCCTGGCACTATTGGGTTAGTAGCGCGAGCATAGAGATCGGCTGATTTTACTTGTTCCTCGGTGAATCCCAGCTTTTTGGCTTCATCCATCATTATTTCGCTCAGATTCATTTGGTTAACCTCGTTTAGTATTCATCTATCATTTTATCCAGGTCTTTGATGCTCAGACCATGTTTATTTAAAGCTTTCTCTGTTCCACGCAGGATCGCTTCAAGTTCTTTGGTTCTGAGCCACCAGTACCAGGTTGATCCACAGCTCCCTAAAAGCGCGAAGATCAGGTACATCATCATGTGTCCTCCTGACCAGTCACTTTCAGAAACTGCCCTCTAATAGCCATCATGCGTGTGTGCATGTCGCGCACCTGCATTTGGAGACGTTCATGCTGAACAGCAAGCCACTCATGATGTTCTTTTGGTAAAACCGCCGCGCATCGCTGGAATGTATTGTTGCAATCTTTGATGGCGTTGTTTTGTAGATCGCAGAGCTCTAAAAGCTCCACGAGCATTTGGATTTCTTCAGTTGTCATTTTTTGGTTTCTGTATGGTTTGGAAGATTGACCTGGCTTGGATAGCTGAACAGATGGGTTTGCTACCCTGCCGGACGTTCTGTGAATGTGCTGTGGGCCCAATGGAAATATCGGTTGCACCGGGATTTAAGAACCTGTGCAAAAAGATGATCCTGATTGAGCCCAATCAGCATCTGGCTGCGATTGCTGCTGAGACTATGCAGATGCCCGTGACGCATGCTGCGATCGGGTTTGAGTCTGGTGTCGCCACACTGGTGAATAATGGTGGCTCCAGCTTTCTGCAGGGTACCTGGGCACCTACCATGCCCCCGGATCAAGCACCGGTCGAAACGGTCACCATGATGACCTTTGATAAAATCGATGATGGCAGAATCGACATTCTGGCTCTCGATTGCGAGGGCATGGAGTGGGCTGTTTTATCACGGATGCGCAGTAAACCGAAGCTGCTCACGATCGAACTGTGGGATCGCAACCCATTCCATCGCGAGATCACTAAATGGCTCACTGATCACCGATATGTTCTGCGTTTTTCTACAGGACCAACTACTGAGACTCAGCTTTATTCTCTTTGGCCTTATTAGGCATTGATGCCCACGCTATCTGCGCCAATGTGACATTGGGATCTTTTAAGAACAGTGCTGCCTCATCTGAGGTAGGTTTGCGCACTGTGAGATCCTTTTTAAACACCATCAGCTTGCCACATTGTATGCAGAGTGTGATGTCACCTCGCCTTGGTTTCGCTCCTTTTTCGAGGGCTGTTGCGCAATCCAGCTTGTGTCCGCACCACGGGCACGGACTCACTGGTGTCATGGTGTGATTTATATCGCTCATGTAACGATGTAATGTGTTTGGCTACGGCATCCAGGTTAGTGAATACATGGCAGTTAGCGACGTCGCTATTATCCATCCATCCACAATCATCTGTGACGATGTAGCCGTTTTGTGTTCTCCATATCACGATTGGTTTCATGGTTTATTGACAATTCCCTTTATTTACATGCTTTACTCTGGTTACCGAACTGAATTTGGAATTAAGCTTGTTGTGACCGGGGACGGTCAAAACAAACAGATTAAAATCGATCTACGCAAAGAGCCATTCGCATTCAACTTTCAAGGGCTTTATCCAACTGACCTATTTGTGAGATCTGATGATGAATCGGTTCCAACTCCAATGGCAAGATTAGGAGACATACTTGGCACGGTCGAGCTTGAATACCCCGAAGCGCTACCGTCTTGTGGGGCGGGTACGATGTCGCCTCGATCGCAGATCACCATATTTCTGTTCTACTCAGACACCTCAATATCGGGAAGACGGTGATTGCATTGGGCCATTGGGTGTAATCTCCCTGAGTTCCACTCTTTGAGTAAGCTTAATCAGTTTGATTTTTATCCCAGTCTGATCAGAAACCCATTGAGCTATTGGAATCAATTGCTCTAAACGTTTCTCATCAGCTGCCACTAACGGCATGCATCCTACTGGACCCATGGGTGCACCCACCAGTCCTTCATTGCCATCCTCAGCATCTACGCTCACAAATGCGTAGATGTCAGTGATTTTCGGCAATGTGTTTTTGGGCTGCATGAATATCGTTCCTTCCGGGATCATAACCATACCTCCACGATTTGTGGTTCATCATTTGGCATGCGCTCAAGTCGCACCATTCCTCTGGGCAATTTATCACGCACACTTTGCAGTGTGGGACCGAAGAACGCTTTCATCGTTGGCCTGGTTTCACCAGCTCCAATCAAATGTAGCCTGGCTACGAATCCATCCGGATAATCTGTGGGCCGCTCATACACTGTCCACATATGCAGTTCTTTCATGGTCCTCCTTTCTGACCCAGAGACCATCGACTTTGATGAATTCTTCATCCATGGAGATATGCAAACAGGCTGCTGCGCCTGCTTTCCATCCATACATGACGATGATCCGGTTTACTCCGCCGATGTTGTGCCTCAAGTATCGATGTGACAGAGGCGCTTCATCAGCAAATTCATCCAACCATTTGTGAACTTCCTCAAATGGTTCACCCAACGCTTTCACTGTCGCTTCGCAATGGATCTTGAACGACGGCATCTTTCTCCTCCTTGTGTTGAACGGGTTTGCCGTTTATTAACAGCCTGCTAAAATCAAAACGATTGTCTTCAAGCACAATGGTTTTGCCTACATCCAATGCAGCCTTAAGGAATGCAATTCGGTTCTTAACTGTGAGTGGTAGTTCAATTGTGATTTTCGCCTTCATGATATTCTTTCCATCTCCTCGATCTCATCCAGCGTGAAATCGGGGATATCGATGCGTTCTGCACCGATATTGACCTGCACTATGCGGATCATGGCAGCACAGTTTTTTGCCTCCTGTTCACGCCACACTTTGTGATCTTGCGTCACATCTAACTTTGCGTAGTCAGCCGCTCTATTGCGACAGATGCGCATTGATAGCTCCATGCCCTCAATGAAGGCACGGCGCATGTCCAGTGTGTATAGTTTCATTTCGGTTTCTTTCCTCCTTTTTGTTTAGCCTGCCGCTCCAACATGCGCGCCACCCTGGCAGACTTTTTCCCCATTGTGCCGTGCCCTTGCCCATAAGCATGGCGATTGTTCTCTTTTGGTGTTCCTTTATTGCTTCCTCTTGGTTTCCTTTTTGGTTTTTGTTTCATGTTTCAGTTGTATGTCTGGCTTGCGGTTTTCATACGCTGCGATCGCATCATCTAATGTGTCATATCTGCAGCGCTTATAATACTCATCATCGCGATTGGATGGCATCGGTTCGAACTCCCATTCACCCTCATTATTGAGAGCTAACGGGCCACGCAGCACAGCCCATTTTACGCCTTGATAATATGGGCTAACCCTGCGGTTAAAACTCACTGCATCAATGTTGTTAGCGAGGAAATCATCCTCATACTTGTATTGTGTTGGTATCAGTTCCCCTGTTTTCATCTTTGGTTTTTCCGTTCATGTGCAAGAAAGCTATGTCCTTCCATTTTACTGCTGTGTTCATGCCCATAGCCCAGCCCCATGCTTGGGCGATAACCAGGATCAATCCCAAGATGTAGACTGGCATCCATATTTTGCCTGTGACCAAGGCAAAACCGATTAGTATTAAACAGGTCACTGTTTGACCTAATGCTATCAGTGTGTATTTCATGTTTGTTGTCCTTTCTGGTTTGGTGTTAGCTCATCCCAGTCTACAGGCTCAATGTCTTTGATCCCGCATGCTGGGCATTCTCCGTTACAAGCGCATTCCCATATATCTGTCCATTCTACGCCTGGTCTGACTTTGCAATCGTCATGCCGATATTTGATCAGATATAGCTGATTCATTTTAATTGCTTTAGCTATTGTTGCCCAGTAAGCCAAGCGCTTGCGCAGAATAGGCGCGCACACTGTGACTTTCCCGTTCTCTACCACAAAGCCTGCACAAATGCCTTTGTGCGTGACCTGATAAAGCCCATCTCTCACAATCGCTCAAACCCACGATCATGGTCACCCAAATCAGGCCGAAACTGAAAGCCTGCTGTAGCGATTTGAGTCGCTTCATCTGTTTTGCCTTCACGCGCTAATCGCTCCACATGTTTGAGTTGTTCTTCTTCCAAGTAGCTGACAGTGATCAGCCCCAATGGCTCAGCCCAAGGCAATTCCCAGCATCGGATCTCAAATGGGTCTTGTTTCTTTATCCGTTCTATGTTCTCTGGACCAAGGATGATGAGCATATCCCTGCGCCCTTGATTGTTATTCCTGCTTAATATCAGTGGCATAAGTTTAATGAGTGTGTGGGACGTCAGCTGCGCATTGCTCACAAATGACTGTGAGATGTTCTCCTGCTTGAGGAGGCAGATCTCCGATTCTTATGTAATTAGCCGCTCTCAAATCATCGGGATTGATCAATCGATCTTTGCCCCATTGTCTGATCTCAGCTATTGCGTCGGGATCTGATGTATCCATTTGATACAGCGCAGTTTCGCCTCCAGGGAATAATCCCATGTTCTTCACTTTGCTAAGTGCTGACTCTTCATCCCTGGCATCAGTTATGATGACGCCAACGTTCTTGTGATTTTTTACAAACGACATCCAATAAGTGTTCATGGTCTTGTTTTGATATAAAGAACTCCCACGTCTCTATTGTATCGCTGCACAATGGCGCACTCATGATGCACCTGTATTGCTTCAGCAATATTGTCTGCAGTATCAGTGCCATCAATTGTGACTAGCACTGTTGGTTTATCGTCGCGCATACCGCACACTGGGCACGCTGGCCCTGCTGGATTGAAATGGTCGAATACCCTGCTCATTGCTTTAGATTTTCCTCAATAAGCGATTCCAAGTATTGCCTGATAGAGGCGATGTGCCAAAGGCGCTTACCACGCTTTGTGCCTTTCTGCTGCAGTGTCACACTCTTAATCAGTCGATCCCAATGTAATTGATACAATAGTGAACGCTTGATACCGAAGCGCTGATATATCCCATCTGAATCAGCATACTCTGCTATGTCGTATTGGTTTGGTTTTGGTTTCATATGACCCTCTTTTTCATGGTGGTGGTTAAAGAAATCTATTAATGGAAATGATGTTTTAGGTCAGGACCGTTAGGTTGCTTGAAAAACTTGTGGAAGCTCTTCAAAGTTTAGGCTTTACGGGGCGGGGGAGGGACTCGAACCCTCAATCTCTACGATCCTTGATAGTCTGCCTTATTACTTCGGCAGCTGCCCTCATTTAAAGGGCTAGAATCAAGTATCAGGACCGCCGCGTTAACCTATTCCGCCATCCCCGCCAGATTAGCCTCAGGCGAATGCTACTGAGGCACTGAATTTTGTGTCAAGACTTTTTCAAAGCCGTAATCATCGATCTTCTCGGCATGCAAACCATGGAGCGCGATGAAATGACGTTGAACCCGGTATTCGCCTTTCCCGGCGACCTTCACTGTGACGAATTGTTCGCCAGCCAGCTCAATCATCCGATCGACCTGTTGTTTGATCGATTGCTTGGAATAATGCAGTGGTCGACCGCATTGGCAGTATCCCAGCGGAGTTTCACTTTCCTTGGTCACTTTCATCGATGACCTCGAAACTGAATTCTTTCGCGTAATCTTTGGCATCCGCTGCAGTGCTGAAATTGGATACCTGAACGTTGCCAAAGATCGGCACCCAACGCGATCCGCTCCATGCCAGGCTCAAATCATCCGCTTTGAGCACTGCCCACCGGTTAAACTGCAGATACGGTCTGACTTTGACCTTCTGTTTTACTGGGACCTGTCCAAGACCACCTGGATATTCGTGTTCGCCTCGTTTCCGTGGCTTTTGAATTTCCCGTTTTTTGGAAACGATCCTGGTCAATATACCGAACGCTTCACCTGCCCCACCGAATGTTGGCGCGTTGGGTATCAAACCCATGATCGCATCCAGATCCCGGCCAGCACTGTCGACTTCCAATTGCAGATCGTTGGCTCGCTTCTCTTGGTCTCCAGCTTCCAGTAGCAGCCGTTTATTCTCTTCCTCGGAGAGCTCGAATTTTAACGTCAGAATTGCAAGTGATCCTTGGGCTTTAATCTTTTCCCTGGTCTCCTGCAACCGAACACTTTCCGCTGTTGTCATTGCCTGCTCCATCTTCCACATGTCGCAGTTATCCGTGTGACCGTATGGGATTTCGCCATCACAAAGTTTGCAACATCCTATGTCGTCCAACCACTTTCCATCACGCTTACTCAACTCCAGTGGGTGGGTTGGTCTAAGAAAGACGGTCTTGGTCAGTTTGGACGTCGGCTCGATGACGTTGCAGATCAGATCGCCTTCCTGTTTCGGGGTCTCTTCGTCACTGATGACCTGAATGATCTTATAGGCAAGACCATAGATATTGCGCTCTTTGGCGCGTTTGCGCTCTTCACTTGGAAGAATGCTTGTTTGCGATGTTTCTTCTTTCATTTTTTTCCTTTGGTGGGGCGATCAGGAATAGCCCGATCGCCCCTGGATTGAGTTTTATTGTTTCTGCATCATTTCGGCTTTCATAATGTCGAATGCCGAAACTTCGACTCCGTTCACTATGCAACCGTTGTCGTCACAGCAACCCATGTTGTAACAAGTGAACCACAGGAAGTGTATCTGGCAGCGATACCCATCGGGACAACAGATTGGTCGTGTCCAATACCATCCGCATTCAGACCCGCCGTAATACCACACAGGAGCGCAATAATGTGTTCCTGGCGCACACTCGATTGGCGTAGGAGATGGCGGCAATGGTGTTGGCGTGGGTGATGGCGTTGGCGTAGGGGTAGGGTACGGTGTAGGCCGTGGCACCGGCGTCGGTGATGCCGAGCAAGCTGGATGCGTAATGCGGTCGCGTGTTCTTACCGTATATTGTTGCCCAAGGCAGAACGTCGCACCCGCCCAGACTGCTTGCCAATCCGGACCAATGTGCGGGATGCCGTCGGCAGCCGCTATCCAATAGGTGTCAGTTGGGAATGTATGTGGCAGACCGTCGCACACGACGTTATCGAAGCGACGAACAATGTGCACCGTGTCGGTAAGACAGCCGGTGAGGTTCGTCGGAACACTCATGCAACCACCAGTTTTCGGAGTGTGCCCCGGTGGACATGAGTAAACTACTGTACCAATCCCGTAGCCTTTGACCGTCAATTGTATGTCTGTATAGACGGTTGTGACAAGTGGGTTTGGCACTTCTGGTTCCATGTTCTGATATTCAGTGTGCATTACCACTGTGTCCGAATCCGTCCCGTTTGGTTGGGGGTTTACCTGCGCCACTAGCGCAGCCATTACTGCGGTTAATACTGCCGCTAATATCAGCAGTAAGCTTATTGTTCTTTTCATGTTTCCTTTCTGTTTATTTTTTGTGTTGACTGGGCAGGGGAAGGAATCGAACCTTCAAAGAGAATCCCGCAAAGACTCTTGCCTTAGCCATTCAGCCACCCTGCCAGGTTAAGGTTAGATCATTGTTGTCGCATTCAGGAGGGACAGACGACCATCTAGTTCGCCCAAGATCTTTTCGATCTCTTCGCGCTCAGACGCCAATTCCAGTTCGTTGATGTTCACAACGATTTCTTTGGCCTGGTTATCGCTATTCTGGACCGCAGCGGCAGCAGCAGTGACATTGAAGCCCTGCTGTTGCGCTAGACGCCTGGTGCCCTGGATCTTTTCCCACATCCGACCGAGCTCAACCTGATTGAGTGGCGCGACTTCCCTGCGCCAGATCAACCATTCGAACACGCTCATCTCTCTTTCGCCCATCTTGAGCCTGGTAGCCAGGTTAGCCTGTTGGATCGCCAGCCTTAAGTCTACAATGCGATTGCGCAGGTCCGCGATCGATTGGCGTTCGCGCTTGATGTATTCCACGCTACCGCCGTCTTTCTCCATCGGATCACGCAACCTGGAGTCTCGGGAGAGATACTCCATGAGCTGCGCTTGTTTGGTGTCTGTGCGTTTGCCGATTGTCTTAATCTCGGCCAACGCCTCAGTGATAGTAATATCGAACTTCATTTTTATGTTTCCTTTCAGGTTTGTTGTTTGGGTTGTGTAATGGGGGGGGTTGCCTCCGGATAGCAGCCGTGAACCCAGAAAAGCGCCACACGCGGCGTTTCCCGCTCCTCTCAGAGTCGGGCAGGTTTTACCACGGATTTTGACCAGCTTTAATCTTTCAACCCTCAGCGTTTAGAACCTAAACTTTCAGTTTTAAGCTTTCAGCTTTGAGTTGGTGCGGGAATCGAACCCGCGAATCCATTTTTGCACAATGGTCAAGATTGTGATTCTTGAATTGTAGTCGTGTGTTTTATCTCCGTTTCGCTAATGAAGGCAAACTGTTAAAATTGTAAAAGGCGAGGAATCGGGTTCGAACCGAGCTCTACCGGAATTATCCGATTGTTTTGCCGTACTAAACTACCCCGCCAGGGTGTTGCTTTACGACTGACTCATCTCGACCGCAAACGGTTTTCTGTGGCACGCCATCGGCGCATGCTTGACCGGTTGATGCGGTACCACCCTCTCTATGAGCGGAATGCCAAGAATATTAGCAACCCGTTCTTCGATCTTGTTGAAACATCGCAGAGCGAGTTCCCATTTCTGGTCCTGGACAAACCCAGCAAACTGGACTCCTAACAGATTCAACTGTTGGTCGATTGGAGATTTATCCCGATTGCGGCCTAATTTAGTGCATAGTTGTCCACACGCACATGTAGGCCATGACCCGGCTTTATCAGTTAATTGCTTTTGATCTTCGAAATGGATCGGTGCACCCTGAGCCAGTGGGACCAGGACATCGAACCAATCGAACTTATTGTAGTTTATCTCCAGCATTGGTTCTGCTTTCATGTTTCCTTTCGTTGTTGTTAGTGTTTTCTGCTTCTTGATCCCAGATATACACCGAGTAAAAACCATACCGGTGTTAGAAGGGACCAGACCAACACAATGGCTGTTTGCCATTTGTTCATTCCGAGGGGTTCCTTTCTTGTTTGTTGTTACCTTGCCTGCTGTACCGAGCTTGAACGTGCCGCGACCTGTCATATCTCGCCTGTTCCTTCCTTATCCCGCCTGCCAGTCCTGAGCGAACGTTACCCCGCACTAACCATCTTACGGGACCCCGACTCGCCTGCCACGCCGTAGACCGACAGATCGCCCAAGACGATCTCCACCCGGACGGGCCTGCCGTACCAGTTCTTTTCACCTACAGAGCGATCAGCTCCGCTTACGCCCTGCCTGCCATGCCAGTCCCCTGTTTGGTCATTCTCCGCTATCTCAATACCGGACTGACCTGTACCCGCCTCTCCTGCATTTCCGGACCGAAGACTCCCGTGGCTACCGAGTCCCGCTTTACTGTCCGGACCTCACTGGAACACTCTACTGGTTCCGTACCGAGCCGCGCCTGCCCAACCAATCAAGGACTCTATAGATCCAACTCCAACGAACTGGACCCCATCAATCCCTGCCTGCTAAATCTATCCTTGCCATTCTAAATCAGCCCATGACGGCCCCAGGTCATAGCTACCCTCATCTTGCCTGCAGTTCCTATCTCTACCGATAGAAGACTTTCCGAAGCCAATCCGTCGTTGCCAAACCCAACCTGCGCGATCGGGCCTGCCCCGCCATACACACATCCGACTGTACCGGGACGTATCTTGCCTGCCATACCATTCCCCTGCTACTACGAAGCTTTTCACAACTATCTGGACCTGATCTTTCCATGCCTGCCGTGGCTTAGCTTGGTCATCCCCAATCTATCTAACCATTCTCTTCTACGCCTGCCGTGCCTACTGATTCCTTGCTGCTGCCCTTCACAACCCGCTTAACCTTCCCCGCCTGCGGAATTGACATTGGAAATAGATGTGTGCCCGGTAAACTTGGAAGTCCATCTCCAATCGAGACGATCTGGCTCTTAGAACAGTTCGAAAAACTTCACAACGAGCATCTATTGATCTTGAGAAAGATCGATGAAATCCAAACGACAATTAATCCAGCTTTAGAAAAGCAGGTGCGTTTGGCATTGACACTCGCCACAAAGGTTGACCAAAAAGTTCCAGACATAAATGTCCCACCATCAACCAAACCGTAAGGATAAAAAACCATGGCAATGACACAAGCAGAAGCTACCGCAGCGCTGACCAAAACCAACGAAACGCTGGTCAAGATCAGCAATGAAACCGACGCGCTCCTTCGTGAGATCGAAGCTTTGAAGAAAGCCTTAGCCGACGCTGGCGGACCGGGTGGAACGATCACGCCAGAATTGGAAGCTGCCGTCAACGCAGTTGGAACAAGGGCGGAAGCCATTGACCAGCTGGTCGAGGATGTGCCTCAGCCAGAGGGCAAATAATTTTATTTGACTCGCTGTCGGAATAGGAATAGAAATTCTGGCAAGGTTAAGGCATTAAGATCGTGTGGGGCGGGCAGCCGTAAAAAGCGCCGCCCCGCCACTTTTTAACGAACCGGGCTGGAGATACCTGGTCGCTCCAATTCAAACCCCGCCTGCGCTATCATTCCATACCCAAACGGGATCGATCATGCGATCCCAATCTTGCCTATTCCCGCCTGCCTGATCAAACCAAGTCAAGCCTGACCCGCTCCATAGCTCTACTGTCTGCGCCACCCGTCCCAAAACCGTCCATGCCTGCCGTGCCTTTAGGTGCCTGAGCGAATCAATACTTCAAGCCCTTGCCTCGCCTGCCGATCCTTGCCGACGCAAGATCATTCCTGGGCTCTACAGTTCATGACTTGTTTCTTCCCGCCTGCTGTTCCCAGCCCGATCCGGACTGAGCTCTCCACAGTAATCCCATACAATTCATACCTGCCGTGCTTATTCCCATTTCTCCCCAGTTGACTGCTCTATAGCATTCCTCGCCTGCCGTTCCGAAGCTTCCTAGATCCACCATACCTCGATCCGTCCATAGACCGATCGAGCACACCAACCAGCTCCTCGCCTGCCCTGCCATCCCCGAGCTCAGTTCGACCTCATCGTGACAGTCCAGCTTCTCCGTGCCTTGACCCTCGCCCCCCAACGTTACGGACCGAACTCACCACGCCTGCGCATCCGAGCCAACACCGCTTGACCCAACTGGACCGGTTCCCAGCCCATTAGTCTAAGCCCAACCTCGCCTGCCCCACTGCGTTTTTCCGAACCAACCCGGACCTGACCCAAAAGGATCAAATCCCTCTGCCCATACCATGCCTGCGATGCCCCATCTTGGTTCACCAAATCGGGGTGGAACAGTCCAGATAACGCCTGCCACAGAATATCTATCCCGCGCAACCCAGGTCTCATCTATTCGTGATACCAGCTCTCCAGGCCTGCCTTGCCATGACGCAGCCCGGCTACTCAAGCTGCATCCAAAATTATTTCTGCTGCGATTTATGGGCATGGCAGCAATAAACAACCCACAAACCACGGAAAAACAGAGTGCCCCAATGACAGGTGGTGGCAATCCTGTTGTTCATCCTAATGATCCGAGTATTACTCCGGAGGAAAGAGAACGGCGGGAGCGTGAGGAACGTGAACGCCAGCGAAAACAGAAGCAGTCGAAATAACTGCATCGCTTGTGATGGTTCAAAGCCTCACAAGCGAACATATTGACACCTGGAGGATTTAGTATGCCTACAGCACACAAGGAAACCAAACACACGGTCGCTGGTCCGGACCCAGTTCCGGAATACCGACATGAAGCGGAAAGAAAAGCCCGTGAAGAAGCAGAAGAAGCAAGCGAAAAAGCCAAAAAAGAAGGTCCACCAAAGCCTCAAGCGCAAATCGACGCGGAGCTCGCAGAAAAAGGTGGCGACGTCCCAGAAGAAAGGCAAGGTGTCCCAACCGAAGCCAGACGCTGGACAGCCGTGGAACGAGAACGCGAGGAGCGCGCTGATTACGAAAAGTTTAAAGCGGAGTACGCTGCTGAGTGGAACAAGCGACACGCCGCCAAAGCTTCCAAGTGAGGATGGGGGTGGAGAGCGTCCCTTTGTATAGAAGGACGCCCTCCGTTTAGCGTGTCATGGCATGCCGTTTCTTGCCCCGGTAGCCCCGGTGCAACTCGGCTCGCCTGCCGGACCTTGCCGACCCGTGGTGTACCATGGTGGACCAAGTTCCACCCCATCTATATCGACAAATCCATGCCTGCCCCGCTGTAGCAGGTCCCAGGGTACCGTGAACCGATAACCCTCATTTCGCCACGCCTGCCGAACTCTGCCGTTAGTTGTCGGTTAGCACTAATTTGAGTTCTTTCTGGAATTTCTTAGAAGCAGCAAAGACCTCGGATAATTCACCGAGATTTTTATATTTCTTTTCAAATTCCAAAAGTTCTGCCCTTGCATCAGCCAGGAGTTGCATGCGCAAAGATTTGTTGCTCATCACGTCTACCATCGCCCTGTAGCCGCCACCGGCAGTGCGGTCTGGCCTTAAGGAGGTGAAAACGCGAATTGCTCTGCGGTCTCCATTCATCCGGACGTATTTAACAACGCACCGAACGAGATGGCCTGCTTGGATTAAGCGGTATTCAGCTGCCGCCTCTGAATCATCCCACTCAAAGTATTTGTGTAGGATGCTACTCTTTGGTCGAGCTGCTTGGACCACTGCCTCCGCTCGGAGGATTCCCTCCGGGTCCTGATCCCTGATCCGGTTGAGTTCCCGGATCACCATCGGATTGCTTATGTCGTACATCGGCTTTTTTCCTCTCCCACATACCGACTTTCGCTCCCTTTTTCTGTGAGATCTCATTGGCTATATCACGAACATTGTCCATGATTCTGGCTGCAACACTGATCTCTTCAGGCGAAGGGTTCTTGCTATAGACCCTGGCCTCCACCCTGCCGGAGACCTGGCCTTCATCAGCCGGTTGTTCTCGGATTTGAATGAGGATGTCGATCACTTTTGCTCGACCTCGAATAGGCCCCAGCCTTGACCGGGACTGTTTCGAGAATCGGGTCGACCTTCGCAGATTCCGACCTGTAATCCAACTCGCATCAACAGGTTGGTGACGTCTTTCAACTGGAACTGATCTGCGTCCCAGCGGATCTTGACGTTCGCTTCCCATGGCATGTACTTGGCTCGAATAGCCACATACGGTTGCCCTGTTTCAACCCGAGCGATCGACTTGAGAAGTTCTGGTTTCCCATGAAGCCGGATCAATGGGATGGTCGGTTCTGTCCCGTCCCAGCCGTCCTGCACGACGAAGATGGAAAGTTTGGCTAACGTCATCTTGAAGTTGACCAACCTGCAGGCCGAAATGCAGGCATTGCGAATAGAGCCAGCATGAAATCCATCCCAACCCTGCGGTGAAATGTAACGAGCCTGTATGAAAGACTCGTTAATGTCCTGCGGTTCTCGCTTCTTCTTTGAAGACGCCGATTTTCCTTCCATCTGCTTGGCTAACATTTCGTCAGCCACCTTTTTGCTGAACCGGTGTATTACCAGAGGTACACCAGATAGACCGCTGATCTTGAATACCGCCGTCTGGAAGTTTGGCGGTGTGATAGTGACCGTCATTCGACGTTCACCGTCCAGTGACGGCTTTTTAGTCATCCGTCGAGACTTTGCTGTTAGGGTTGATGTTGCCATCAGTTTTCCTTTCTGTTACTTGCCTTCTTTTGGTTTATTGACATCGGAACGTGAAGGCGTCCGATCCGAAATTCCGAACTGAACTTAAAAGGTATGTTGTCGCAGGCTGCTATAGCCCGTGAGTGGGGTGTGTCCCGAGCTTACGTTAATCAGCTGGTAAAGCGTGGTTTACCGCTTGACTCTTTTGAGAATGCCAGGCTATGGCGCGATGCTCATGCTCGGAAGCGCGCCCCCACTGACCCAGTGCAATTAGCTCACCTTGAGGAAGCCGATAGACCTCAAAGTTCGACCGAACCAATGCCAGCAGGAGACGCGCTTCAGAACGCGAACCGCGCAGCTCAGGAAGCTTACAGACTGTTAAGCGAAGCGATGATAGAAGGTAAGACCAGCAAAATCTCAATCCTTCTGTCGGTGCATTCCAAAGCCCTGGAAGCAAAATGCCGGATTCAGACGATGATCCGGGAAGAGGAGGAGAGGCGCAACATCCTGATCCCACTGGCCAAAGCCCAGGAGATTACGAGACAAGCGTTTGAGGTCATTATCAAACGCTTAATCGCGCTGCCGCAGAATATTGCGCCTCGGTGCAATCCTCATGATCCAACCCACGCATTGGGAATCTTGGAAGACGAATGTCGCGGGATAATCAGCGCAGCCCAGAAAGCGATCGCATGAGTCCTATCGACGATTACCGCGCTTTTGTTTCTGGGTTGCTCGCACCGCCACGGAAAATATCGGTGGTCGAATGGTGCGAAGAAAATGTAAGCGTTCCAACTGGGGCAGTTCAAGGTCAACTTTCGATGCGAATGGCACCATATGGGCGTGAGATTCTTGAGCGCTTTGGGGACCGAAAAACCCGGTCTTTGACCTTATGCTTTGCTTCACAGTCGAGTAAGACGACCTTGATAATCTTGGGGATGTTGTATCGTCTTTGTAATAATCCCCAGGACGCGATGTGGGTGATGCCGAATCGGGAGTTGGCGAATTCATTTTCGAAGAGTCGCTGGATGAAGTTTATAACCGAATGTCCGCCGGTTAACGCGCTATTGCCGAGAACCAGCCGGAACGAGATCGATCGTCATATGTTTGCTTTTATGGAGCAACATTTTCTGACGATGTTTCTGAAATTTGTGGGATCGAACTCACCGGCAAACTTGGCTTCGTTCCCTTGTGGAACATTGGTGATGGACGAGACCGATAAGTACGGAGAACAAACAAAATACGAGGCCGCTGCTTTGGATCTTGCCGAGGAGAGAACGAAAACTTTCCCGTTTTCTTTGATTGTGAAAGCTTCGACGCCAACCATGGCGGCAAGAATGATTTGGCCTGCTTTTGAGGCGAGCGATCAGAGGAGATATTGGGTTCCATGTCCAAGATGTGGTAAGGATATTTTGTTGAATTTTCGGCACACCAGTGAAACGCATGGGGATTGCGGTTTACGCTGGTGGCATGAGAATGAAAGCGAAGTAAAAACTGATGGGGAATGGGATCTCAAGAAGATTCGCGCAACCGCTTATTACAAATGCCAGGAATGCGGCGGCGCGATCCATGAATGGGAGCGACCCCGGATGTTGGAGGCCGGTGTTTGGAAGCCTTCCAACGACAAAGTCGACGAAGGAATTTATGGTTACCATCTTTCCAGTCTTTATTCCATCCTGTCGGACAAAACTTCTTTCGGTTCGATCGCGGTAAAATGGATCGAATCGAAAAACTTTTTAAGTGGCAGGCAGAATTTCATCAATAGTTGGCTGGCTGAGACCTGGGACGCTGAAAGAGCGTTCGACCAGGCCGACGTCAAGACTGAGACAATTGACCTTAAATCGCTTCCTGAGAAGACGACCGCTATCATGTTCGCGGACGTTCAAGAAAATGGGTTCTGGGTGGTAATACGGCGCTTTATGCCGCCTTCTAAGGAACGACCGTATGGCGAAAGCTGGCTTCTTTACGCGGATTTTGTCGGGACGGAAGATGAGCTTGAATCTCTTTCCAAAGAATACGAGGTTGCGACCCAGAATGTTTTGCTCGACATGGCCCATCGCCCCAATCAAGTGGGACGAATGTGTATCGAACACAACTGGCGAGGGTTATGGGGAAGCGACACCAAGAGTTTCTACCACCGTCAAGCATCCGGTGTTCGGATTGAGCGCATTTATAGCGCTGTTCAACTGCGAGATCCGCACTTGGGTACGCATCTGGCCAATCGAACGTTTCAACGCGCCAAATACGTCAAGTATTCAAAGGAAGCTGCCCTCGACCTGGTATCCAGTCTCCGCTATTCGACTCCCACCATCTGGCACGTCAGCGCCAACGTCTCAACCCGATACCAGCGGCAACTCAACTCAAAGGTTAAAGTGATGCAGCAATCCAAAAAGACTGGGCGGTTCGAAAGTTTCTGGAAAGATCTGCACTCTGAAGATCATTTGTTAGACGCCGAATGCGGTGTAGCGATCCAGGCTGTGATCCTCGGCCTGGTCGCTGTGCCGCAAGAGAAAATTGACATTGCGGCATGAATAAATCCGATCCGAACCTATGCTTACAGCCCCGAAAGACCGCGAGCGGGTGCTTGCTGACCAGCTTAAGAATTTCCTGCGCACAATCGTTGCGGCTATTGCCCGAAGTACACCAACACCTGAGATCCTGCATTACCCGAACGACGCGCTCATTGAGTTCGCAGTGGACCCCAAGGATCAAGGGCGCTTTATAGGAAAACATGGCACAACAATCTGGGCAATTCAGACTCTATTTTGGTTTGCTGGCTTGGCTCAATTCGGGTACAGCTATTCGATTAAGCTCACCTGTACGCCCATTGAGCAACGGCCATCAATGCCAATCAAATTCAGTCCCCTGTGGCCCCGCAAAACCATCAACAATCTGATCAGTGAGATCATAGCCGCCTGTGTGCCGGAGCATGCGGACTACTCAGTTGACGAAAACGGCGAAACGAAGGCGCTGGTTACTCTCACTCTGCCAAAGTATCTGGAACTGCAGCTTAGCGATCCTTCTTTCCCCGAGGCTTTTGCTACCGTGGTACGCACTGCTGGCATCAGCAACGGAGTGTCGCTGAGAACGGAGACACATTTTGCCTGACATCAAAGAAAGGACAGTCAATGAATCATTCAAGATCATCCGCCAGGGCCGAGGGAGCTACCTATGCTACAGTGGGACTCATACCTCCATTGTGTATGCAGTTGACCTTGAAGCCCATGACGGCCTCGGCCACTGCGAATGCGACGACTTCAACTACCGGCGATATCCACAGTGGAAACGAGTGCGCGCTAAGTACGATTTCCTCAGATGCAAACATCTCCGAGCAGTCCGAAACCACGTCCTCGACCAAATCATCGAGTACATGAGCAAGCACAAGGATGTTCCGGTTAAAAATCCCCGACGGAATCGATCGACCCGTACCAGTTTACCAGGGTCGACCACTTGAAGCTGGAAAAGAGTATCTCTGTACCAACAGATTTGTTGGCCAATTACTCTTAAGCCAATACCGAACAAAAATCAGAGGTCGAAGTTACCCGATTCGGACTCTACTCAAGGTCCAGAGCTGGAGAGCAATGAAGCCATTGCTTCTTCCCAACACGGATTGGAATAATCGCGATCTGTGGTTGTGCCGGGGAGGAGGGTGGGGCGATTTACTAGCCATGACACCATTGGTTCAAGAGATTTTGGGGCGATGGCCCAACTGCCGACTGCATATTGCCTGTGGTTCATCGAATCACGACTTGTTCCACGGGCTCAACGTCACTTGCGAATTGATCCCGGTGCCGTTCCAGCCGCATCTGATGGTGGTCGACTTCGAAGAGCTGGTTGAAGGTGATCCAGCGGCTGAAAAATCGCATTTAATAGACCTATTTGCCGATCGAGCTGGCATACAAATCACTAACAGGAAGATTCATTACGAAGTTCGCCTGGAAGAATTCAACGAAGCTGTTCTACGCTATCCCAAGGGGAGTAAACCACGGATCGGCGTCCAGTTCATGGCCTCAGCTCTCTACAGGACCTACCCAAACATGCAGTTTGTGATTAAAGAGCTGGCCAAAGAGAATGAGATTCTCGTTTTTGGCACTCCAGGTCAGGTAGAATTCAAACCACATCCCAATGTTCACAATCTGATGGCTGACAAATTGTCTTTCCGACAGAGTGCTGCTGTATTATCGACTTGTGATGTCTGTGTCGCTCCAGATTCAGCGTTGGTACATCTATGTGCCGCCCTGGATGTGCCCTGCGTTGCATTATACGGTCCAATACCGAGTTCCCTGAGGGTTTCCGGGGATAAGACCCACGGGATCGACGGGACAGCGCCCTGCGCGCCTTGTTTCTTTCATGCTGATCGGTCTACCGATTTCCCAACCGGTAAGCCGTGTGCGAAAGAATACAAATGCATCGCACTGGACGCCATTCCCGTCGAAACTGTCGTGAATAAGGTCAAGCAGCTTATCGCTCAGGGAACAACTCCTTGTGAGCGCGCACCACGATAGCGCACTGTTCTCGATATCTGAAATCCGAGCCCTTCTCAGGATTGCTGGCATCGGATTGCACGAATTTGTCGAGTGCTTTCGCGTTCAGCTGACTAAAGAGCGCCAAAAGCTGGCCTGCTACGAAGATGGCCATGTTCTGGGCTCGCTGTTCTTCATCTGTTAGTTTAATTTGTTTTGTTTCGCTCATTTTCCTTTGTTTGTAACCAGAGATCGATTGATTTACCTGTTATTTCTCCTCCTGGATGAACCAGGCGAGAAATAAACTCCCATTTGAAGTCCTGGTGCAACGCAACGGCTCTGTCCTTGTCATTAATGTGTTCAAGGAGTATAGCCAGAGCCAATTGCGCTGGACCGGACCCACCGTACCCGAAATTGAAGCCGTCTGGGCTATGATTCCAAACCTTTTGACTTCGGGTAGGCGTTACTTCGCGTTTATGCTTTCTTCTGCGAAGAGTGTCCTCTACGAACAGGTGAACTGGCAGTAGATCGTTCTCTTCGCCTTCTTTTGTTATGATGTATTTTACCATCGTTGTTTACTCTCATCATTATGAAGTTGGCTTTGGATAATTCCAGAAGCTGTGTGTACGCAGCCCGGTTGATCCGGATTGCACTGAGCTCTCTGTATTCTCGGCCTTCTCCCCGATACACTTTACCGAACACACGCTTCTCTGGGTCTAGTTTGTGGTAACAACCCAATTCATAGCGAGTGCTGTGTGGCCCATTCCTTCTTGCCTGGATAAAGAATAGAACCGGATTACCTCGACGCATTATCTGCGGAAACAGGTAGTGTTTCATTTGAGCAAGAGTCTTTCCAGGTGCTTGAGCTGCACGTTGTCGGACAGTTCTTCGCACTTGTTCTGCACATGTTTCCCGATTGGGTTCAAGGCATCGCGGTAATCGATTTTCTTCACGTTACCCCATTTTTGAGCCTGATAGATCTGGTATTCAGTGACTCCGCATGACGCTTTGATGGCCTTATTGGAAAGACCACACATCGCCATACGACAGATGAGCATGCGGGTCCCATCGCTGAGACCCGCCCTGCGCACCTTAGCCACTGCCGACTTGCGAATGGCTAAGCTCTTTTTCATCAGATCTTGCCAGTCTCCTTAAGCCAATCACGAAGACCCTTGGCTTCTTCGTAGGCCTTGATGTTTTCCCCACAATTAGGACAATGGTCGATATGCCCTCTGACGGGACCTGTAGGTTGCTCCAGGATCGTGTCGACCTGGCCGTTGGTTAGAGCCGGATAGCGTTTTACTATCGATTCACTGAGAGGACGTTTGCGAACCTTTCCTGTGGTCGTAAGTCCCTTGGCCAAGTTCTTTTGGCGCAGCTTGGCATTGTATGCTCTCTTTTTCGCCAATGCCTCTATATGTTCAGGCGTTCGAATGAGTGTTGCGGTGATGCCAGGTCTGGGGCCCCTGTAGCTTTTACGCAAACGCATTTTACGCGGTTTACCTGATGAGGTTAATCCGCGCATGATATTGGCTTCACGCCTTTTGGCTGCATAGGACTTGATCCGTCCGGATCGAGCCAGACTCATTTGTGGTTCTTGACCTATTGTGGCTGCCCAGCTGCCCTTCCATTTGCCGATGTGATTGCCTTTGATGTGGTTGATCACCGCTGGGACATACAGGTTGCTGTAGTCACAGAACGGACACTTGGTTACTTTACTTGGTGCATTTTTCAGTTTGGTTTTCATTCTTCAGTTTGCTTTCTAGTTTGTGGTTTCAGTTTCTCTATCAGTTCTGGGGGTGGGGGAGCATGAGATATCCGCCCAATAGCCAGAGCGGTTTCGTCTGACATATTGGGCTCGACCATCTTCAACCTGGTTGGTACAACGATGGTCATATCGCATTCATCACAGCAACGCCCCTCTTTCACTGGTTGTGCGTTGTTGCCGTGTTTCCAGCCAGGCTTTTCTATTGGTTTACCGCATATGCAGCAGTCCATATTAGAATACCCTTCCTGTTGGATGTTTTTTCCAGTAGGCGTTAGCGATCGCTTTCCCCTCTGGTGTTTCGAGCCATTGAGCGTGTTCATCAAAGAACCTCTGGGCTATTGCCATCTCGTGTGCACGAGCTGCTTTGATTTTGACCGGGTCATTGGTATAAACAACGTTCTCGGCTCCTTTACTGTGGTTCTCCAGTGGGAACGTGTTAGGTCCGTGCACGAAGAACTGTTGTGGACTACTACCGCCAAGGACAGTGAATACCGTACCTGCGGCGCATTTCTTGAGACCATGTTGCCAGAGAATTGCTTCTGCGTATTCCTGGCCGCTTTTATCGATCGATACCACGCCCATGGTTAGTTGCGGTACCGGATCGTCTTCTGGCCATTTACACCAGAACAAATGAAACCCGTCATTCGCGTCTGTGTCCGGTGTAAATTTGGTGTATTCCAATTCAACCATCCACGAGTAGAACCCGGGTCGCATTAGCAGACACACGTAATTACGTCTGTCCGGTTTAGAGCATTCTCTTATGATCTCATCTTTTGTTGCTGGCGACTCGTTGTTCACGTTTTACCCTCTCCATGTTTGGGTCCCTTGGGATGTGAACCAGAGCCCCGCCAGTGGGCACTTTCGGTCTATTGGGCGCTAACTGAACGCGAATTTCATCTTCGAACTCCGGCGCATGCCGTCGAACGACCATGATCGCTTCATCCAATGTTTTTACCCATTGATACATCAAATCATCGACTTCCTTGTGAACGGTTGTCAGATGTCCGATGCCAACGTAGTAACCACGGTCTTGCAGATGGTTTTCACACACCCGAACCGTAGTCCACCGGTAGCGTCGATCTCCTCTCCTTTCTCTATCACTTGCATAGGCGAGTTCGATGCCAGGGAAAGACACCTCCCTCCTGCCTGTATGCTGCAGTGTTATCATTGTGCTCATGTTTTTATTCTTCCTTATGTTTAAGTTCCTGTAACGACCGAAGATCTCCATCAAGATCCGCATCATCGAATCCTTTGGCGATCGCTTCACCAAAGTTACCTTCCAGCGGTTTATTGTCGATGTGTTCTTCCCATTCGGCTATTTCTGGTGGCCGATCTGGATACCGCACTAGCCTGCCACACATGAAATTGGATTGGCACTCCTTATCCACTACTAATGCCATCACAATTTCAACTCTGTCTGGATCATCTGCAGGACGAGGGATGACGCCTTCACGCATGGCTTTAATCACATCATCCTTGGTTAATCCTTCACCTCTTTCTGGAGGTGACTGCCAGGCTGTGGCGGTAAACCAGACCCAGTCAGGGTTGGTCACCTGAATTGATTTGTATATCACCTGAGCGCACAATCGTTTCTGTTGATCGTCTTCCATTAGATCCAGGAACATAATTGCGCATTCGTGGTTTTTATACAGATGCAATATCGGTGGCCAATCCCCGTCTGGCTCCAGTGTTACGCCGAAATCCTCAATAATCTGCTGGACTTCATATGGCGTGAGCATCAGTGGTGATGGTGGGTATGCGATGCCCCGGCGAATGCCATGGCATGCTGGACATGGTGCACCAGCGAGATCACCTTGGCTTTCAGCGCTGCCGTCACATCCCTCAGGAAGTTTTCAGCATTCGCGTGGTTCGGGCCACTGATGATCCCTGGCACATCAAATTTGATTTTGCCATCTTTCATGATGTCCACTTTGATCAAGTCCTTCGTGAAGGGCTTGGTCAGCTCCAATTGCCAGCGGCCTTTCTCTTTCACCAGCCAACCGAATTTCTCGGCCTGCTTTTTGATGATCTTTTTGCTTTCGATCCGCTTTGGCGATTTGGGTTTCGATTTTGGTTTGTCCTTGGGCTTGATCCGCTCCCTCTGGACAACTCTCATTGTTGCGCAGCTCATGGCTATCCTTTCTTGCCGAACAAGCCTTTGTGTTCTACTGGCGGAGTCGGCTTCGGTTCAGGGTTTGGAGTGAACGTGTAGACCCCTGGGTGCTGGGTTGAGACGTATTTTCCAGACGCGTTTTTACGCATCTTATCTACGCCAGTTCCCATGGCATGACTGACGATGGTCATGTATTTACAGGAGTCTGTGAGGCTGATATTAAACTCATGCGATTTCTCGCAGGCCACTTCGATCTCAGCTCCGGTCCATCCGTTATCATCTGGCCGAGTGTGATGATGAAGGTTGAACTTCTTCATGTAGATCTGCCAGATCCTCTCTTTCTCTTCCTGGGTAGGCAGATCGCCAAACCAGATCCCATGCTTAAACCTCCGTTTGAGCTCTGGCCTCAGGATCGAGATATCGTTACAGGTGGCAACAAAGAACACTCTGTTGCCGCCCATGGCTTTGATCACCTTCACGAATGACCGCATCCGGGCCTCTGAACTGCCGACCCAGATATGTTTCATTGCGCCAAGATCCGCTTCTACGGTCAACGCTCCGGCTTCACCGCCGAACGCTTTACTCAACTGCGATTTGCCGGTGCCAGGAAAACCGTAGATGATCAAGCCGGTCCAGAAGTTGTTCTGCATTTCGGTCAAGAGAACCTTCAGCTGGTCAGTGGTGACACCGCTTGTGTCGGTGCCCGCTGCAGCCATCGATTTCTCGATCTCATCCAGAAACACTACTAGAGCCGGTTTACTACCGCTTCTGGCGATCCTGCGCAGGTAATCCTTGATATTGTCGTTCCCGCCGATGTCGTCAAACGTCGGCCCGCTACGGTGGATTTTAAGGCCCACCGATGATTCGATCTTGGCGATCTTACGATCCCAGAGTTGATCCATGTCGACTACGGTCTTGCCGCGACGACCTTTGCTGATCGACATCCGGATGATCTGCTCGATCGCAAACGGAGCTAGTCCAGAAGTGGCATCCACTATTGCTGGCATCGTTTTACGAGTCGGTTTGCGTACTCCGCAGCTGACGAACGTCTTGGTGATGATCGATTCCAGCTCTTTATCTCTGGGAAGCTGTTCATCCAGAATGATGATATCATGCTGGAGTTCATCCGGGATATGGTATGTCGGAGCGAAGAGCACCAGCATACTTTTGCGTTTCCGGAAGTGATCGCGAACGTTCCATATAGCTTGGATGCAAGGCGCTGCCAGAGCACCCGGAAGCATCTTGTCCGTAAACATGTGAGCGTTGCTCATCACCAGAATGGTGTTTTCCGGAAGAGCTTTGACCTTCATCAACATCTCTACCGGATTACCGGTGGCCAGAACGGCGTTGATTGAGCCATCTGGCAACTGGTTCATTTTGTTAACAGCTTCAGTTGCCTGTGGAGTAATCGTGGTCGCTCCGTTAATGACGTCCCACTGCACGATCGGGTTGGATGGATACATTATCTTAATCGCCCTCATCGTGCTGGCAGGATCAGGAGTGTTGATCGCCAGAAGTGGCACATTGGCGTTCTTGGCGACCGTAAACTGCTTGATCATGTTCCCATTAGTGACTTGCATTGGTCCTTTCAGTTTTGAGTTTGTTGATTCCGATACCGAGACAGATACCGGCTGCCACGAACATGGCGTGATGGCCAAGTTCGGTTACGCCGTCGAGTACCACCCCTATCGCTCCAAAGATGAAGGCCAGCATGAGCAAGCCCACGATGTGCACTTCGTTTTTCGGCTTCTCCGGTTGAACCGGCGGTTTAGGCTGGGGTGTCTGTAGGTGTGTCGGTAACTGCAGGTGTGTTGGTAGTTGTTGTTGGTTCATTTTGTCCTTCTGGTTTCTGTTGCTTGCGTTTTGCTCCGGGGAGAATGTCTTCTAACGTCGGTGCTGCTGACGTAAATTCGCCTGGCTTCAGTTTCCTGAAACCACGCGAGAGAATGAGGTACCGTTTCCCTTGGTACCGGATCACATCTCCCATCGATACTGACGGGAGTTGTTGCGGTTGGAAGTCGTTCTGACCGTGATATAAAATCAGGTCGAGTATGTTATCGACTTTTTGTCTTCCCTTTAGCTTTGCGTCCGGGACGTTGACGGTCCTTATTTTTCCGTTTTTGAACATTCGCAGTTCGACTTGGTATTTCATTTTTCCTTTCAGGTTTTGGGTTGTAGATCTTGCAGCATCCATCACATCCGTGTCCTCCATATTCACGGAATTCTCGATAGATCTGATAAGCTGCTGGTGCAGGATGTCCCACATTGTGTGGGCACACCCATTCGATTAATCCTGTCTCACGCTGAACCTGAGTCCAGCCTTCTGGAATCCCATTCAATTAATCACCTCCCTTCCAGGTTAATTGTTTAAGTTGCACATCAAACGTTCTGATCGCGCTCAGGTCCCAAATGCAACCCGACGCACAATCCCAGCCGTAATACCACATGTAATCCATGCGGCGCTCCCATAAATATGGGGTGATTATGATTCCCTGCCAGCGTGGATAGACCTTGGTCCAATCGAGCCATCGGGGAGGACCATGCTCCCACGGCCCTAGACGCGCTTTAAACGCGTTATGGAACTTGTCCAATTCCTCCACATTGCGGATTAAAAGGACATTGGCGTCTGTCCACAGCTCTACCAGGTGCTCATAGACCAGACTATCGGTTCCCCAATCTTCACCGGTAGTCCAGGCCCGCCAGCCGAAGTCATCCTCATCTGACACCCACAACCCATTCGGCTTAAAATATGAGTCTCGATCTTTGATTGGATAAACACGGTTGCGATCTAAAGTGATTATTTCTTTGCCGTGTTTGATCAATCTCATGATGGATTGCCGGATCGGAATGACTTCAGTATCTCAGTTTTCCAGAGCACCTCGTCTTTATCGCTGACCTTCTTCAGAGATCCCCGGATGCCTTCCAGGACGGCCTTGGCGAAGACCGCCTCATGAAGGGTGCCGACGTCTCTGGCTTGAATTCTGGTGGTGACGGAGCCATCGGGAACCTCCTCAATTGTTACTGTTATCTGGATAGCCATCCTTCTTCTCCTTCCTGACTACGACAGCGGTCAATTGATTCGGATCGTTGGTGTCTGTGCCCTCTTTCCTGTCGATCTCTTCGACAGTGTTGGCCAGATCTATCAGGAACTCTCCCATGATCCGGCTGACCCGTGGTCCAGGCTGAAACGCTTTGAGCGTCAGCATCAATAGGGTGCACATTTTCTGTTCATCTTCATTTGGGAGTTTCTTTGTCTTCATCACCAACCGGTTGATTACCGATCTCAATGCTGTGTCTCGCTCATCGCTCCACGCAGTGACTTGTTTTTCTCCTTCTTCTGGTTTCATTTTCATTTCAGTGTTTGTCCTTTGCTTGGGTGCCGGTTTATCCGGTCCTTTATAAAGTTAATAGCGTTGATTTCTACCGCCTCAAGAAACTCGTTGCTCACACGGTCGAATTTGTGAGCACGAGTCGCCTGGGCGTAATTGAGAGCTATGCGTTTAACGCATTCCCTCGAAGTGGCTCTGGTGGCCTTTCTGGCACGTTCCTTGGCATCCATACGTTTCTCTGCTCCAGGTTAATTGATCCACATGGTATAGACGCTTCATCAGGTCTTTATGGGTCTCCGAGCAACCAGGTTCGGTCAGGTACAGATAGTCTGATCCCTCCGTCTTCATTTCAATCAGCACCTGGACCGCATGTTCACACGCTTCCCTGAGTTGCGTATCTCCGTCAGCATACTCAATGCCACGGCTCATTGGATGCGCTGCGTGCCATCTCTGCTGCACCTTGGCCATGAACTCGTTCCCGTTGACTTTATTGGACCCTAACTCCGCTACCGCGAACCGACGCATGCCATCGGCTCTAGCCTTTCGGGATGACCATCCACGGTCATTCATTCTGATCCCGAAACTTACTACCTGATCATCTACACAGAATATAGGATGATCGTTGTATTCAATGTGATTGCAGGCTTTGCTCACAGCCTGTTGTACACAGAATGTGTTCAGATTGTTGCCTGCACCGTTTTCCAAACCTCCAGTGATGATGTTCAGCACCTTCTCAATAATGTCTTTTGTTATTTTCATATTTCCCTTCATTGTTGATTGTTTGGTTTGCCCTGGAGGGGGGTGGTGGCCTATTGTCACCCGGGCCACCTGCGGGGTATCCACCTCAATGTTTTTGCTTCAGGATGGCCAGAAGCAATCGGATATAACCGAGTGCGATCCGGCGCTGCCTTGATGTCATTTTCATTTTTAGGTTGCGGCAGACGCTCATGCCGGTCTGCCAGCGGCTCTCCTTTTTACTACCGGCGAATGGGCGAGGTAGTTGGCTTGTTTAGCCGTATGACCCGGCTGCCAAACGAATCCGAACCGGAGATCTTTCCGGACACGCCGTTGCTGTAACGGAAGTATTGAGTCCCGAACGAATCCGGACCCGAAATCTTCCCCTTGAATCCATTAGGCCCACTGACATAGCGAGCCCCGAAGGAATCAGGTTTACTGACTCTGTAGTCCTGGCCGACCGCGCATTTGGCTAGGATCACTCCAATTAAAGCTGCGATTGTGCAGCCGAGGAAGAACTTCACAGTTTCTCCTTTCGCTTAGCTTTCCGATTGCGGATCAGCTTGTAGACCCGCATACCGGCAGCGATAAGTGTAGCGAGTGCGAACGCAACCGTTTCCACTTCATCCTGCTGGAAGTAAGGCCAATGCCGATGGATCTTCTTGATCCTGGTGGCCCGACGTTTTTTCTTACGAGGCTGAACAGCCTCTTGAGGTTGAGACATAATGTCCTCCTTTTGATTTCAGGTTTCTGTTACATTCGATGACCCTGAAAGGATCACCGACACATCAGCACTGGTTGCCCAATGCTGACGGTGTCGAGGATCAGTTGAGCCGATACTCTTCTGCGATCTTGTCGATCTGATGGTCAACCAGCGTTTTGACTGAGCTGGAGACCTCTCGCATGTTTGGAGGACCCTCTTTCTCTTGCCGGGTCTTGGGTGCCCATTTCAATATGATCTTGGTGAGCCCATCATTAGACTTCCAATACTCGGTGTAGTCACCAACGAAGCGTCCATCTTTGCCTCGTCGGTCGTACTCGCATTTTTTGTCACGGGAATACCGGACAAATCCTGCGGCACACAGGAGGGTTCTTACAATGCATCTTTCTTGTGTTGTCATGGTTTTTATTTCAGGTTTTGGTTTCTGTTGCTTCTAACAATTAATCCCAGGCGCGATTGCGTCTGCGCTGTGCTGCTTCTCGCTGATCAGAACTGACGTGAAGTTTCGCTTCAGCGTTGTGAACGCACTTGTGCCATCCCTTCAGATAGAGCGGCGCGTGATGACCAGATCTGCTATCCCAGATGTATCCATGAGCGTAAGTTCCTTCCTGCCTGCCGCCGATATTGATGGCCGTTAACGCGACATGCGTGGTATTGCCCAGAGTTATCCTTTTGGCTTGTCGAGCTAACCTGGACAAATGCTTGGTCATTCGTCTTCCTGTCTTAACGAAGAACCATTCGCCCTGCCGTTGTGCATTGGCAGGCACCCCTTTCGGTCGCAGGACACTGTGAGCTGACCGGATGGATTTAACTTTCTTGGGAAGCGGCGAGATGAAGTTCGCCGTTTCATCCATCCCAATTAAGAGGTGGTTCACGGTTCGGTTTGGGACTGTCGCTGTGACTCGCGCCCAGCAATGATAATATGGCGATCCACCATTGTACCTTTCGAATTTCTTCGTCCTGAACTTGTCTTCCGTCCACTGGGTGCCGAACGGCATCGTCATAGGGAAGTTGTTCCTGAACTGTTTTTCTAATCCTTTCAGGGTCGGTTCTTCATCAGCATACTGAGAGATTCGCACCGTTCTGCGGACCACTCTACTTCGTTCACGGATAGTGGCGGCGACCTGTCGATGTCTGACACTTCCGACCACTTCCACTCTGGCCGTGCCCTGATTGACGAGCACGGTGCCTTCTGCCCCTTCTTTCTTGCGCCGATCGATTGTGATCGCAAACACATCCAGCCCCGCCGGGGGTCGTCTGTATTCACGGGCTTTGATGTTTCGTTTCTTTAATTCTTTTACTAGGTTCATTTTTCCTTTCTGTTGTTGTTTGGGTTGCGTTCATGGGGGAAATTGACAGAGAGACGTAATTCATGGCTGATGGCGGACTACTCTTGATCTATCGGTCGATGCCGACCGATAAACTCCTGGAATTGCAGGAAATGATGTGGGACCAGATGACCAGTATGAAGGATTACACCTCCATGACGGCTGGAGCTAAATCTTGGACCCGAGACTTCAGACAATTAGCCGGACAACTGGAAGCACTCACTTTCGTTTTGAACGAACGCGGCAGTGGAGGGAAAGTCGGCTATGATTCAGTTGGTGTTGTTGATTTCAGCTGCCAGAGCATTAACCGTCGTCCTGGTGACACGGAAAACCTGAACTACTAATGGCTCTTAAAAAACCGCAGGAACGGCTCAACGCCTGGGATAAAGTCCGATCATTCTTCGATCCCATGCAGGGATTGATTCGGATGAAAGCTCGCGAGATCGAAGCCAACATCCACGAGTTTTCTTATGGATACAACGAAAGTCCTATTGCCAGGGGCGGCAGCGGCGGCATGTACGCTCATGCTTCGGCTGAGACCTGGAAGAGTGCTCGCGATCGACTGAAAATGATATGGGACGCTCGCGACCTGTGCATGTACGATTTTGTGGGTGGCATCATTGCCAGGATCATCATCTACGTCTGCGGCCAATGCCGAACTAAATCTTTAACCGGTGACGAGCAGGTCGACCAGATGTACGACGATTACTTCCACGGCTGGTGCGGAGATGAACCTGCACCCGATGGAACGATGAGATGCGATTTAAGTGGACGCCACAGATTCCTCAAAATGCTGCAGATGGCGTTCTGGGGTTTCCTGGTTGACGGAGATCACGGACTACTGGAAATTGCTCCCCTCGAATCGCCTACAGGTGAATACTGCTTGCAAGCGGTGGAAGCCGACCGGTTGGGTAGCCCTCTTGAGCAACTGGTTCAAGAGAACTATGTCTCGGGAATTGGTATTGATACGGTCACTGGGCGTGTCCAATTCTACCGGATTTTCAGACGCACCCGCACTAATCAATATATCCTCGATCGGGAAGTTGCACCGGATGCTTTCATCCATGTGCACGACCCTGACAAACCTGACGAATATCGTGGCCGAACCAAACTGCTCCGACTCCTTAACGACGCTAGGGACATCAGAGAATGGGTCGAAGCAGAGAAAAGCGCTGGTAAAACTCAGGCACAATGGGCGGCTCTTGTCGGCGTAAGAGACGTATACCAAAACCAGAGCGGCGCATTCGCCTGGACAGACAAAACTCCGGAAGGCACTCCCACACAACCCGCCAAATGGGGTCAGATCATGAAGATGGCCGAAGGCGAAGTCTTCGATATGCTGGCTCCACCAGCACGGCCTTCCGGAGCTTTCATTTCTTTTGTGGAGATGCTTCTTCGCAAGATGGCTGTTTCCCTGGATCTGCCGTATGGATTCATGTGGAACCTTGCCACCCTTGGCGGTGTGACGGCGAGAATAGAGGTTCAACAAGCCTTGCGCCGGATCGATTATTGGAGGAACACTGTCCTGGTTGGTAAAATACTTAACCGGGTTAGGGAAAAGGTTATCGCTAATGGAATCGCTTTACAGATATTGCCGCCGCACCCACTCTGGCGAAAATGCGAATGGCACTGGGGACTCTCCATCCAAACAGACGTGGGCTATGAGATGGAATCGGATATCGCAGCGTTACAGACTGGAATCGTGCCAATCAACGATGTCTGCGAGAAATACGGTCACGATCCGAAAGAGGTATTCGATGCGAACGCCACTACTGCAAACGAAGCTATTGTCTCTGGCAGTGAACACGCTATTCCTGTTGAGGTATTTGCACGGGGCCTTTATCCGGATATTACCATGCAGAGAGCAGCGATGGTCACTGGTCCTGTGCCACCGCCTGAACCTGGCTCTATTGAAGCTCTTGGCGATAAGGGCGTCAAACAACTCGTCGACCTCCTCAAGGCTGTAGGTGACGGGAAGATAGATGCTGATGCTGCAGAGCAGACATTGATCAATACTTTTGGTATCCCGCCAGAGATGGCCAAGAAGATGGTACCAGAACCGGATCTATCTGTGATCAAAGCGCTCCATCCAAAACCTGCTGCTCCTGGTGCAGGGAACGGGTCTAAGCCTGGTGCTGCACAGAAAAAAAGATCGAAGTCAGCATATGCCCGGAAGTAGATGGTTCCCACTATTGTTTTTTTGTCTTTTGCCTCGAACCTGACTTTTTCCGAAATTTTGCATAATTGGTGGCGAAATTGACATGCCCTACTGATACGTGTTCGACACCTCCAATCCTGTGCCCCGTACTGAGGGTAAACGCGCCCTGAATCGGTTGGCGCGCAAACTTCGCAGCGAAATCAGGTTTGCTACCAAGACATGGATGCCTGTGCTTCCATCTCCAAAGCCAGGTGAGATCCAGGAAGCTTATGACCCTGGCAGCATGTACAACATCTCACCTGAAGGCCGAAGAATCAGGGAAGCAGTGCTCTACAAAAGGCCAGCAAAACAACTCCGTATCCATGGAGCCATGGCTGGCGCTGACATAGGAAAGCCGCAGGTCACTTACAAAGTTATGCGACCACTAGCCCCTGGGCAGTCACAGCCATATTCTACTCCTAAGGGCATGCATTGGGCTACTGTTGGTAAGCTCGACATCCAGCGTGGAGAAGCTTTTAAGGAACAGCCTACCTACAGGCGCAACAGGTTGGATTGGAGCAAATACGTTGGCGCTCATGTCGAGAACCAGCTTGTTGCCGAACGCAAAAGACTGCAGATGGCTGGAGTAGCTGAGACCATTGGAGAAACCAGGAAACGTCTCCATGGTCAACTGACGCGGGACTTTCTGGCGCAGGTTCGCGAACAATACGCTGGTGAGCGGATGAGTAAAAGCCAGCTGCGCGCTGCTACATCCAGGCACATTGAAGGCATGATGCGGGGTGCCCGGGATTACATGGCTGGCGGACTACGCCAGAGCCGGGCAATCATTCGGGCCCGTGGAGTAGATCCACTGTTGGCCAGGGCTCATCCGGAGCGAATGGTTGAATATAAAAGACGTCTGGAAGCTGCCACGCCTGCTCGTCAGTTGGAGTCTAAAGCTACCAGAGGCTTCATGGTAAATCAGCTCAACGAGATCGCTGCCCGTGGCATGAATGTCGTTGCTCAGGAGAAAGAATCCGATTGGATGTTGAAGCGTGATAAACTACATCTTCACAGACAAATGATTGCCAGCCCAGAGTGGGCACAACGATCAGGACTCTCTCCAGAGAAACTGCAGGAAAAAGTGGCAGAGGCTGACGCAGCTTTGGAAGAACATTTCAATCTTCGCAGGACCCAGGCTGAAATCAAAGATCAAGCCAGCAGGACTGTTGCGCTGTTACACGACAAACCTGAATCCTGGGGTGGCACTCCTTTATCCAAAGAGAACGCTGAAACCATTGCTGACATCCTGCAGAAAGGCAGCAAGAGCGGTAAACCAATCACTGCCGAACACGTTAAACGTATCAAATCCCATTTCGATGATTTGTATGCTCGCACAGCCAATGTAGAGGGTGTCCAGAAAGGTTTGCTGGCCAGGGGCGACATCTTTAAGAAACCGATAGCAACAGCTCGCGCCGGATACCCACACCTTGGTAAACTCGGGGTCGGTGCTGGAATAGCCGGGATCGCGGCTGGCGGGTTGGTGCTTCGTTCGTATTTCAAACAACGTAAACGAGAGCGTCAGATGTCCAGTCGTGGCCGAGTAATCCAGTTCGCAAAGAAGTTCGGTGATCTACCGGAAGACATGCAGAAGATCATCAACGTGGCTTTCGACAAGATCGCCATGCAAGGATACTACGAAGCCAAGAGGAAAGCCGCAGCTACTGGGGCCAAATCTACGAACATCGTAGTCAATAAGCGTCTTCGTCGCAGGGCTGCATTAACGAAGCTGAAACGCAAATGGGGCACAGAATTTCTCCAGAAAGTCCTGGCTCATCCCGAACTCCCAACCCATCCGAATGCTCCAAACTGGAAAACGATGTTTGAGCATAAACAGGCAGAGAATCTGATGCTCAGGAGACAACAAGCAACTCATGCCCATATCCGTGCTGAAACTCTGAAAGAACAAGAATCGATACTTGGCGCTCAAGCCAAAGAACGGGAAAGAGAAAGTTATACCCGTGGGATTCAATCAGGCAAAGAAATGGCGAAAGCGTCGGCCCAATCTGCCTATGAAAAGAGAGCCGACGAACTGGCTGCTGCCATTGGTGAACAGAGCGAAAAGCGAGCCAGACGCCTTAAATGGATTGCTGGTGGGACGCTGGGTGCCGGTGCGATCGGTGGATATGCACTTGGCAGGCACGATAAAGCTTCCCATGAACGTCACGATGCTCTGGCAATCATGGCATTGACCAAACGCAGAATGGCTCCACGGCAACCCAGACAGACCACGCCTCCCGGATTCACCATCACTATTGGTGGGATAAACGGGAACAAACGACGCAACGTGGAGTTTGCTGCCAACGACGATGACGAAGGTCCTGAATGGTTACGGGAATGGGCACACAAGAAGCTTTACGGGAGAGACTACAGCACACTGGGGCAAGCTCAGAGGGTCAAGAAATATTATGGCCGCACCCACCGGTTGATCCGTGACATCAATATCAAACGCCAGGGATTACCAAATCTCGATCCGCGAGGTCGTGTACGAAAGAACGAATGGGAAAAACCATGGGTAGCCGGTGCCCTTACCACTGCCGGATTGGCCAGCCTGATCTTTGGTGGGAAGAGAGCTGTTAGATTTCTCAGAGAAGCTTCTCCACAGAGCAGGATTGGTCAGCTCGTTGAAGGATTTAGGCGTGGCAACGTCCCAGGAGTCAAAGCTAAGGGATTAGCAAAGGTCGGCGGTTTTTATCATGGTATCGGTGAAGAACTTAAGCGGTGGCGCGATAAACCATTGCACGCGAAACCGAAGTATGAATACTCGAAGTTTGATCCTGTAACCGGCAAAATGAAAAGCGAAGAGCAAATAAAACGGGAAATAGCAAAGGCGAGCAATGTCGAAGTCCTGGAAGAAATCGCGAAACGCCGAAAGATTCATCCATGGGAGAAAGGCGCAGGTGAAACAGGTTTCCGATCTGTCTTGCAAGAGATCCGATTCAGAGCTCTACCGGATCTTGAGCCTCCGCCTTACCTGCCAAGCCGAACCCTGGTTGCCCGCGATCGCTACATGAAAGCAATCCATGAACGCGACATCGCCAGGGCTAATCGGTTATATGCTCACGCTGCTGCGATCGGCGCTGGTGCTGGAGCTCTACTGCGTGGTAAACTTCCAGTTGGTAAAGCCGCCGTTATTGGAGCTGCAGCCGGACTTGGAACACAGAAAGCAGCTCGAATCATTGGAAAAACTACCAGAGATCAATTTGGTGAACGCAGCGTAACCGGTAAACGAATCGAAAGGACGCCAGGTATAGTTGGCGTTGGCGCTATCGGAACGATACTGGCTCGTAGACTTTGGAAGGGTAAAATGCTGCTTTCTGCTCGTGGTCGACCGATCCAGTTTGCTTCACGTCCGTCTCGCGAAGAAAAAGAGGATCTACCTCGCGACATAGCTATTGGCGCAATTGAGGCTGGAGCGGCATTCCCATTCACTGAACGAGCAGTCCGTTATCTGAGACCCAAGGGTGGACCAGGCAAAATCCTTGCAGCTGGCATTGTTGGCGGTCTGGCTACTGGTGGAATTGGATACGGCATCAATAGAACCCTCAAAGCGATCAGAGAACGCCGAGAAGAACGAAGAGCGTACAGACGCGCACATCCTCGATTCAGTTGGATGTTTAGCGCCACCGGAACACCTCGAAAACGACTTGGCCTAACGAGTGGTTTGGTTCGGTTCGAAGAACCCAAACGCAAACATAACCTGCTTGCCGGAGCAGCGATCGCGTCTATCGGCATTCCTCAAGCCAGGGGCGCTTTCAAGTTTACCCGTGCAGCTCTCAATCCCAGGATTGGAAGGTTTACTGGGAAAGGCACCCACTACGGGAAGATGGTAGCTGATTACCTGGAGGGGTCACAACAGGTCTTGAACCGGGGACCGATCGGAAAACTGGCTGGTGTAGTGCTGCGTAATCCTCAGGCTGCTCCGGTCAAAAAGGCTGTCAAATGGATCGGGGGAGGCAGCAGCGGGGTCAACAAATTGAACCGAGAGCATTTCTCTTCATTCAGGGCTTCCCCGACAGAAGCTCTACTTTCATGGACAGAAGAAGTTGAAGCGGCTCAGCGCGCTGGCAGCCTCGGTGCACGTAAACATGGTCTTCAGTCCGAAGCGGCGTTTAAGCATATACGCGATTTGACCGCGAACAAAGGCTACAACGAGACTGAAGCCATTCGACATGTAGCTATGAATCCAAAGCATCAGGAATTGTTCAGGCGATTGGCGACATTTAAAGGTGAATATTTTCCGCGTTACGCTCAGATCTCCAGCGGTATTGCTGCCGCTCCATTGACTGCCGGGGCAGGTGTGGCTGCCACTAAACGTAAGAACGGAAACGCCTCGCCAAAGCGGCGATAAAGTCCCATTTCTTTTTGAGATTTGCCGATAGATCGCAGGGCGGTTTTCCTTTGCGTTTCAAGTAATACATGAAGGTCTCACAGAAATCTTCTATCGGATCTCGCATGGAATATTTGGATACGTAATCATCTGGCTCTTTGGTCTGACCAAAAACACTGAATCCCTTCAAATATTGGATCTTTGGGTAATGGAACAGGAGCGCATGTCCGTACTCATGTCTGAGCATGTCCCTGACGTTCCGTTTCTTGGATTGCAGGATTGGAACGAAGATCCTGCCATCTTGGGTAAAATACGCTTGTTTGGTAAGGCTCGGCATGAGAGTGCGAGCTGCCTTTGTTTTCATAATCTTTTTAGTACCGAACCCTAGTGTTTTCAGTTCCCTGCGAACATGACGCAGGGAATTCTTGAATAAAGTTTCACTTATTGGTGCCATATCGGTCCCGTTGACATATTGGTTAGTGTTTAATGACGCGAGGAAAACGTGGTACTTATCCCGGAGTCAATTTTGAGCCTCCATACGATCCGGCCAACGATCCAGAGCTTCGTACTAAAGAGAGCCTCAAAAGAGCTGCCGTGATCGGGGGGACGACTGTTGGTGTCCCGGGCTATCTCTATGCCCGTGGACTGAAAGGAGAGAACAAGTGGAGTTCTATCCCAACCAAACTGAAGAGGGCTGAAGTATTCAGGAAAGCATTTGCCGGAGGCGCGCCACCACCAGTCGGGCACACTACCCAGGGTATTGTTTCAGCGATGCGCAAAGGGGTAGCGGCATCTGCAATCGATGTTGCCACTGCTGGACGAACCGTGTGGGAAAACTTGAGAGCAGCTGGAAGAGGAATCCGTGGTACCAAGCTCTCCGCCAGACATAGCAAACTGGTGGAACTTAATGCTAAAATGGACGGTATGATACAGTTTGCTAATAGCTCTTCGGTCACCAGCGCCCTTGCTGCACAGCTGGCCATGGAGCCAGACATTACCAGACCCTATGTGCATCATCGCCGCAAACCCGATGATAAGAAAAAGCAACTGCCAAAGCTGGGGGCTGTTTACGGAGTGGGCGGATTAACCGGTGCTGGAATTGCCACAGGCAGTCTCGCCACACGCAAAGCACTCGGTTGGACTGGCGGTAAACTCGCCAATATCTACCGTCTTATCCGTGGCTGAATACGTTGACATTACTGACTGTCGGAGGTCACCATGAAATCCAAAATTGAACGACTAATTGAACTCAACTCCAAGCTGGACAAGGTTATCGAATTTGAGTTAACCGACCAGGATGACTTACGGAAATATGCCACTGCTGGGACTGGCGTGGCTGGTGTCGGCGCACTTGGCGCAGGTGGACTTTACGTAGCCGGTGCGCGCAGGCAAGGTGTCCAATGGGGAAACTTGGGCTCAAAGATCTCGCGAGACATTTCCGCCGGTAATGTCGGAAAGACTTTTGTTCGCGGAGCAAAATATACTGGTGGCTTGGCTAAAGGCCTTGGAACCAGTGCCTTGAATTTCATTAAAGGCATCAGACTGAAGTGATGTGTCTTCGGTTATCCAGCTCCATGGACTGCTCGATCGTCTGATTGAGTTCAGGACGGTTACCTGGGAAGACAACCCGCTCTATCCAGAGGACGTAAAATCGTCCGTTCAAAAGATTCCAGTCAATAAAATCATTTCTCATCAGGAGACAGTCAAAAAGCATATCGTCGAGGAATACAAAAAGAAACCCGGCAAAGCGCTTCCAACGGTTCACAAGGCAGGTGGCAAATACTATGTCGAGGACGGAAACCACAGGATCGCAGCCAGGATAGCCAAGGGCGAAAAGACTGTCCGGGTCAAGGTGCTCGAAAAAGACTTATCCGCCAAGCTGGATGATGTGATCGAGTTTCGATTGTTCCAGCCTAAAAAAAAAGATAAGCAGACCCCTGAGCAGCTGCCGCTGACTGAGGGAGAAATTCTTGATTACGTAGAGCAAGCGCACATCGCCAAACGCGCAGGCCCGCATTTGGACCTGCGCATTGGCGATAAGAGGCGCGGGATGTATAGCTGGGCAACGAAGAAACCGCTGCCGGAGGAGGGGCAGAAGATTCAACTTCATCCCCAGCCCATACATCCACAGCACTATAACACTTTCCAGGGAGAGATACCGTCTGGCTACGGAGCTGGAAGTGTATCGACTCAGCATCTGGGCAAAGCTTTGGTCACCCGACATGATCCTGAGCAGACTAATTTGACCGTAGTATCTAAACGCGGTCCGGTCAGATTAGCCCTACTGAACACCAAACTCGGACGTCTACTTGTCCGGGAAAAGCATCCAGAAATTGAAGCGCACAAACCGAAGATGAAAACTGTGCAGCCGGAGAAGGCCGAAGGATTTCTGAAGAACCTTCCGGAAGGCACGGTGGTTCAGCCAAAGGTGGACGGCGCGCTGGTATTCGTCAGCACCAAAGGCGGCGAACCAGAGATCCATTCCTATCGTAAATCAAAGCACACCGGGAAGTCGATTGTGCACACCGAGCGATTCTTCAAGGGTCGACCACGGGTAGATATACCAAAGGAACATCAACGCACCTTTATGGGTGAACTGTTTGGGTTGCGCGGGGGTAAGGCGATACCACCCCAGGAGTTGGGTGGTATTCTGAATGCCCACATAGGCAAATCGTTAGAACGACAGCGATCACAAGGAGTGCAACTAAAAGTAATGCCATTCGACTTGGCGGACCGAAAGGGTTCATATCCGGAAAGATTATCAAAGCTGCAGGAGACAGTTGCCCATCTACCTCAGGACAAATTTCAACTCCCCGAAATTGCTACTGATAAACAAAACGCCTTGGCTTTATTCAGGAAGATCCGGGCAGGACGCCATCCCATAACTCAAGAAGGAGTGGTTGCCCACCCTCCTTCAGGTAAGCCTGTCCGGATCAAAAATTACAAAGAATCAGACGTTAAAATATCGGGCACATTTCCAGGAAAAGGTAAATTCGCCGGGATGCCAGGCGGATTCACATATAAAACTAAGAGCGGAGAGCATGGTCGTGTAGGTACAGGATTCAGTGATCAGACCAGAGCTGAACTGGAACAGTATGTTGGACGGACTGCGCGTATCAGGCATCAGGGTCGATTCCCTGGTGGTAAATACCGCGCCCCGAGTTTGATCGCAGTTCACGAATCAAAGAATTGACACAAGGAGCTCAGATATGCCAGAGAAACTCGAACGCGAATTAAAAGCCAAAGCCGCCAAGAAAGATTGGAGCGAGGAACGCAAAGACGCTTATGTCTATGGCACGCTTCGCAAGACCGGTTGGAAGCCTTCCCGTGAAAAGAAAAAGGAAAAACAGATGAGCGTTCCGGAAAAGATAATCCAGCTCAACAAGAAGATGGACGACTTGATCGAGTTCGGTGGCGCTCCAGGAGATCCTACTGCTGGCATGTTTGGTTGCTACCAACCGGTAGATCCGATCGCACAATCGTATGAAGACGCCTCCCAAGTGTCGGCATTGCAGAGGCTTAAACTCAAGATCGCTGCCCTGAGAGGCATGGGTCTTCACTCTGATGGCACATTTCAGTAATACCAAAAAGCTTCTCGGGATCGGTGCCGTGGGAGCTGGAGCTGGCGTGGCTGGTATTGGTGCTTATCACGTTATCCATACTGCCAGGAGGCAAAGAGAATGGCGTGAAAAAGCCAAAGATAGAGATCGTCTAAAACTGGCCCACGATATTTACATCGATAAATACGGAGCGATGTATCCCGCTGCTCATCCAGGAATGAAGCGCGCAAAGATCACTGAGCTTAATGCTAAGCTGGATTATCTGATTGAGTTTGGTGAATATCCAATGTCAGTGGTGAAATCTGTTTGGCGGAAGTTAGCGGCTAAACCGAAGTCTCGATACTGGTCGTCATATCCCCAGAAGATTATCAAAGATCAAAAAAAGAAATTTCAGCCCAAATCGTCATTACCAACGGAGTTATCATCCAAACTTGATGATCTTATTCAGTTTGCCGTAGATCCTCGACCACGCAACGACCTTGGGATGTTTACCGACCAGGCAGAAGGTGGACCAGATCCAAATGCCATGGTCAGGGTTTATCACATGCTTCCACCTCAGCAACAGCAATCCAGCGTTGGAAGATTAATCGATACAGGGGTAGGCGCTGCCGTAGGTGCCACAACCGGTACAGCGGCAACGCTGGGGATCAAAGCCTTGAGTGACAAACTGAAAACTGCGAGACGAAGACTGAGGAGATAAACCTATGGGCTTACTTGAAATCATCTATTGGGTACTTCTGGTCCTTTGGGGACTGGGAGTCATTTTTGGTCCTGAATGGCCATGGTGGCCGAGAGCCAGCTGGGGCATTGTCCTTGTGCTGTTCATCATCATCGGCATCAAGATGCTAAAACCAAACTTGTAATGTACACCGTCCTTATCGTCATCCTCATCCTTCTGCTCATTGGAGCGTTGCCGCGTTGGGGGTATAGTTCTGGGTGGGGATATTGGCCCAGTGGCGGTCTGGGTCTCGTAATCCTAATTATCCTGATCCTTCTGTTGGCGGGTCATCTGTGATTGACATTTTCTTCTGTCTGCATGGCAGACAACGGAGAAATCAAATTTCATTCAGACCAGATCTTCGCTGGTCAGACGGGTATCATAGATTACGAAAACGGTGTAATACGTGGCGTATCGCTGATTACCGGCGGCATCGAAGCCGAAGGGCACAATCTCACTGTTGACGACAAGACTCTGAGTGAGCTCCAGGGTTGTGCCAAAGCACGAGGAAAAGTACCGGTTCAACTGGATCACGGTAGCGGGATTAGTGGAACGTGTGGTTATCTCACTGGATTCCGGGTCGATGGGAACAAGCTTCGAGGTGATCTGCATCTTTTGACTAGCCATGAGGAAACTCCAAAGATTTTGGAACGCGCTGAGAAAATGCCTGACTGCTTTGGACTTTCGGTTGCGTTTAAAGGTCCACCCAAAGGCGTTCCGATTGGCGGTGGGAAAATGGCGGCACGCTGCGAAAAGCTACTATCGGTAGACCTGGTCACGCGTCCTGCAGCAAATGAAGGGCTTTTTAGTGTGCCTGAAAAAGTTGACAATTCTGCAAACAACATGGCACAGGAAAACGCAGGTCAACCAACAGGCCAGCCGGTAACTCTCGAAAGTTTGGCCGCACAGCTTGCCCAACTTACCGAGCGATTCAATGAGCAAGACCAATTCAATCAGCAATTGGTCGAGCATCTGACGGAAGGCCAGCAAACGGAACAACCAGAACTCACGTTGGCTGATCTCTACGAGATGAGCGACGAAGAGCTGGCAAAACTCAACATCACCCGTGACGAGGTGAACGCTGCTGTCGAAGAAGCTCTCGCCACTGCCGAAGCACAAGGCCAACTCGCTGGCGAAACCCAAACTGGCGAGCCGGTGCCGGGAGGCGAAGGACAACCCGCAGGCGCAGAAGGCGCGGCTCCTGGTGGCCCGAGTTACACAGCTGCTGATATGAGTCCCGCAGGTGCCACTGCCGGGACGGCGATGGGTTCTTTGGAAAAAAGGATCATCCGCCTGGAAGCCAAAGACAAAGCCACACAACTTCGAAAAAAAGAAGAAGCCGAAGAGGTTCAGTTGGCCGAGATCGAAAAGAAAGCTCTGACATTGGCAGGGCAGAGGAATCAGGCCATCGAATTCGCGGAAAAGCTCCAGGCAGAAAACGACGCTCTTCGGGTAGCAGTTCGCACAGGTACACGTCCCGTGACCGCTGGAGTGGATAACGGGGTACGGATGTTCAGCGCTAACAACGGTGGCGAGCTCCACGAATTTCAACAGAGGGTGAAAAACCTCAAAGAAACCGAGAAGATGACCGAAGCCGAAGCGATTCGGTTTGCTCAGAAAGAGAATCCCGGCCTGCACGCTGACTGGGTGGAAAGCATGCAGAAACGACGGGTTGTAACCACATAAGTTCCCTCGTTAAAAGACTATGAACACAAACAACGTCCTAAGTTTACCGGCAGCCACAAACCTGACTGGCAAAGAGTTCCGGTTAGTCAAATTGACCAGTGCTGGCGTCGACCTTGCTGGAAGTGCCACGGCGATCGGTACACTGATTCGGGCTCAGGTAGTCCAGGAAGACGGAGCTTATGCTGGCAAAGCAGTAGCGGTTCAACTGTGCCCCGGCTCAATGCATTTCGCAATGATCGGAAACTCTTCGGCTGCTGTAGCCGCAGGAGCGCCGCTTACATATGACGCGGCTGTAGGCAACGAAGGAAAACTTGTTCCCGGCGGATCACTTTGCTTCGCCGTAGAATCATTTAACGCAGCAGATGGAGCCATTGTCCGGGTGATATTCCCATAACCCTCTAAGAGCAATCTATGTACAACACTACTGACAGCGTACCAAGAGCGGATATCAGCACGGTGCTGATGGAAGCTGTTGATCAAGAGAAACAGTTCATCGGTCAACTAGTTTTCCCAGCGTATCCCTCTGCAAGAGAAGTCGGTCGTTATCCGAGGTTCCGGATAGGTACCGGTGAGCTTCTGACAGGAGGCCGTAATTACGGTTCAACGCGTCGGAATGAAACTGGCTCCTACAACGAGGTGACTCGTAAGTTCGAATGGGACAGCTACCAAACAGAAGAGTTCGGCCTCGAAGAGCGCGTCGACGATGTCGTAGCCCGCCGGATGGAAAACTTCTTCGATGCTGAAGTGGTCGCTGGCAAGCTGCTCATGAACCATTTGATGATCGATTACGAGCGAGACGTCGCCGCCAAGACTTTTGATTACGCAACCTACGGCGACACCAACGCCTCGGTTCTGTATACTGAGGCGAACATCGCGACTTTTGATCCGCCTCGCGACATCAACGCGATGTTGGAACGCTTTGTGTTACAGGGTGAAACCCCCAACACGATGATCATCTCTCTGCCGCTGTGGAATCGAATCCGCAGGAGCCAGAAACTGCAGACGTATGTCTACGGTTACCTGAACGTAAACCAGGGCGGATCTCAGATCACTGAGCAAATGTTCGCTCAGGTATTCGGGATTCAGAACATCCTGATCGCCAAGAAATCCTACGATCAGGCGCTCAAAGGCAAGACTGGCATAAACAGTTTGGTACCAATCTGGGGCAACGACTTCATCGCCCTTGCGAAGATTGCTCCGGGAGATTTTATGAATGGTGGGTTTGGCCGGACAATCATCTGGGATGCAGATTCACCAGGTGGATTGTTCACCTCGGAGAGCTATCGAGACGAAAAGCGCAGGGGCAACATGCTCCGAGTGCGCTCAAACCGAGTGATCAAAGTTGTGAACACGGCATGTGTTTCGCTGTTGGATACCGGATATTCCGGAGCGTTTATCACCTGATTGGTGTAGAAGCACGAAGTAGAAGTTGCAGAGGGCCGCAAGTCGTTGTGCGGCCCTCTGAGTTTATTGACAAAACGCTTTGAATCGTGCCGATACAACCTGCCCCGCTTAATCTAAAAATCATTACCGGCATCATATTCGGGCCGGTCATTCTCAGGGCACGGGATGAAAACAATGCCCCGGTAGATCTCACCGGCTGGAAACCCTTTGCTGAGGTTCGCAAGAAACCAGGGTCGACAGTCATCATCGATTTGGCCCCGGTTCTTACTGATGCGGTGAACGGCGAGATCACGATTCCGAAATGGACTGATGAACAGACTTATGACCTTAAGCTGGGTGACTTCCAGTGGAGCTTAATCCTTGAAGATCCTACCGGCGATCGCAGAGGTCCGTATATCCAAGGCGCGTTTATTATCACTGCAACCCCGACAAAACCTCCCGAGGGCATCTAATTGACATAGCGTAATCTCACATGGCTGTACAACTTTCTGTAGCTGCACGGAACGCTCGGTTGGACGCAATCGAGACCGCAGCTGGCAACACTGCGAAACTTCAAATCAGATCCGGAACGCAACCTGCCGATTGCGCGACAGCCGACTCTGGAACATTACTCTGTGAAATCACTTTGCCGTCTGATTGGATGAACGCAGCTGCCACAGGACAAAAGACAAAGTTGGGAACCTGGAGTGGAACTGCTGTTGCTGGTGGGACAGCAGGCCACTTCCGGCTGAAAGACAACGCCGGAACAAACACCCATATCCAAGGATCAGTCGGCCAGGGTACTGGCGACATGTCTCTGGACAACACCACCATCACTAATGGTCAAACGGTGACCGTGAACTCGTTTACCTTGACCGACGCGAACGCATGATGTGGCGATCTCGCGAATTCAGAATGTCTCAGCGAATGCGAC